CCGGGAGCGGCGAGGAATTCCATCGCTGCTTTCCGGGTCGCAATCAATCCGGGGTAGAGGAATGATCCAGCTCCGGACAATCTAGCTTCTGAATAGCTCTGGATGGGATTCCATCCATCGAATCCGATATGCTTTAACTCAATCACCGTGTGTGGATGCGGGCGCATCCGATCGCGGACGGGCGCAAACTTGGATGCGAATACTTGGATGCGATACGGCCTACGCCACTCTTCGCCATCTTTGGCGTATTGGAGTCGGGTGAATCCATTTATTGAATTGGTCATTGTGATAATTCTCCTTTTAATCCTAAGGGGTAATTCTGAGTTATTGAGTTGAGTTAGTTACCTACCATCCAAACAATTCTCGATGTTCCCGAGTTGCCCTTGCACACTGGAGGTAATGATCCATGCATTCTTGCGCATAATTCAACGCATGAATAGTCTCAGAGCATTTCCTCATGGAGTATTCATTGTGTGCAGTGATCCAGACTTCACGTGCTGCAAGATATGCGGTAAACTCTGGAGTTGTGTAATATGCGTCTCGGATGGTCATAGACTCAATTCCTTTCGTCTGATCTAAAGAGAGAATAGCTCTAGCTAGAAAGAATGTCAATAGAATAGTTCAATAGATGATGATTTATTTTATCTCTAAGGAATGTGAAAAAGGCCCACGATTGGACGTGGGCCCTGGAGTCACGCGCGTGCAGATCCGCTAGTCGATTAGAAATCCACGACTTCTAAGACGCATCTGCTCGGCTTTCATGGTCTCTTCGTCGCCACATCCGAGGATAGCCATAGCGCGAACGTGCTCATCGGAGAGGTAGACATATTGCGTTTGGGCCATGCGCATGCACGCGTCATAGAGTTTGCGGTAAACCACGTCATAACCCGGCCAATCGCCAGTGCCGCGTGGGAGTTGCTTGCGAATTACTTCAACAGGTGAATCTTGCGGAATCGTGGGGTATCTCATTTGTGTTCCTTTCATGTTGAATAGCTTTCCTGTATTTAAAGAGTAGTGATATAGAGAGAATATGTCAATAAAATAATCCGACTATGGATGATTTATTTTCAATGAGAAGGAATGAGACTTCCGACATCTATCGGCAAGCGAGTCGCCGAATGGCCATCTGGTATCGCTTGACAGATGTGATACCATGAGTGGAGCGAGCGGCGGAGACAAGAGAGCGCAACGGGCTGGTATCACCCCTGCTCAACCGCCACTCATACGGGCCCGAGGTGAGGGAAATGGCCCTATCTATTCTGCAAGGCAATCAGACAATTGAACGATATAAGTTATTGATAATCCTTAGAGTAATCATGATAAGGATTGCTAATAGACTATTGATTGTTAAGGGGAATTGGCTTGGATGGATACGATCCCTCTATTCACATTCATTGTGTCAAGATTTAGACGGTAATATTTACCGTGTCAGAATTGACACGATTAGTCTTGTTAAGAGGGATTGTCTTAGTTAGCTTGATTAGTCAATATTCGCTCCTGATCAGCTGCAGCTCGATCTCAATTCTAGAATTCAGACTATTCTTGCTAGGGATGCCTCGAGGGAGTAGCAATAGCTGCTGGCGCTTGGATGGCCTGGATTAGTTGTCCGTTAAGGGGAGCGGGAGAGGCTTCGACGCATTTTCCAGCTATCGAAAATTTTTTGGGATTTTGAAATTTTTTGGAAAATTAGTAATCTTCTTTAGAATCATATACATAAGTAGAAGCAGAAAAGTGTTGCATCTTATTCCAACTACCATTATCCTCTCCGAGTGATTAAACATTGCAATCAATGTGGCGCTGATTGGCCTGCTATCAAGCCGAACCCAATCCGCTGCCCACGCTGTACAAGGGTGGACTGGTGGCAGCCAAAGAAGAATCCCTGGCGGGCGAATCGATTGAGGGAATCCGTAAAGGATTCGGAGTCGATCAAATCCGACTCGCGGAAATCCTAGGAATCAATCGAACAACGCTCTGGAGAATAGAAACCGGGCGCTCCCGACCTTCAAAGTTAACTAGAATTAGGCTAAATGGATGGATAGAAAGAGAAAGGAATCGACGGACAGAATGCCTACCCCCTTATTGATCTTCTCCGATGCTCCTTCAGCCAAATCAGGACTAGCTCGAATCACGAGGGATATTGCCACGAGGATCGCAACTAAGATGAGCGATCAATTCTTCGTGGCGACAATTGGGTATGGCGCTCCGGGATCAATAGAGCTTCCCTTCTTTCAATATTCATGGAATATGAGGGATGACTTCCACATCCCCGAGCTACCTGAGATATGGAATGACTTCACTAGAGGGGAGCCAGGAATACTCCTTACTATTCAAGATCCTTCCCGAGTGCTTTGGCTAAGTGATCCTCAGTTTGGACAGATCCCCTCCTTATCGAAGTGGGTTAAGCAAATGCGCGATACGGGGATGATGAGGTTGTGGGGATACTTCCCGCTTGATGCCGTAGGGGTGAATGGGAAACTGACTCCTCAATTAGCTCATACTATCGCTGGATACGATAGAAGATTGATGTATACCAAATGGGCCGAGAGGATAGTGAAGGATTCCCTTAGCGAGTTTGGAGAGGCTGAGGTGGAGAGTATTCCTCATGGGATTGATACCGAGGTGTTCACAGCTTATGACCGCCGAATCTGCAAAAGAGATTTTGGATCACTAATCGAATCCGCTAAGCCAATCTCAATCCCTCTTGAAGCCCTAGCAATAGGAATTGTAGCTACTAACCAAAGAAGGAAGGATTGGGGCCTAGCGGCACAAGTGATAGCCCAAATAGCGAAGGAAAGGGAAGTGTTTGTGTGGGCTCACACGGATGCTTTGAAGAGGGAATGGAGCATCTTAGAGTTATTTTCGGACTTAGGATTGCTCAATAGAACTGCTGTCACGACTCATAACTTTTCGAATGAGAGGATGAGTCAACTCTACTCAGCGATGGACATTACCTTGGGAATTGGGATGTCTGAGGGTTTCGGCTATCCCATATTCGAGTCTATAGCTTGTGGAGTTCCAGTAATACACTGTGATTATGGCGGAGCTGCAGAGTTCCTTCCCTGCTGGATGAAAATTAAACCGGACATAATGAGAGTCGAAGGCCCATTTAACTTTATGCGCCCGGTATTTGAGCCTGCTAGTTGGGTTACGGCTATCAATACAGCTTTGCGAAATCCTAACGAAACTGTATTGCCTCCCGAACTGAATTGGGATAATCTCTGGCCGAGATTTGAGAAGTGGTTCTTGGATGGAATAAATGAGCCGATTCCAACTATTCTGACAAGGAGCGCAATTCAATGACTGCTTACGATTATCTCTATCAAAAGGTAAATGAGCCCTTGCCGGATGAATGCTTGATCTGGCCGTATCAGGTTGATAGGGATGGGTATGGAAGATTAAGAATTCCGCTAGAGATTGCAGGAAAGCGTATTAAAGTAGCAGCACATCGGCTTGCATTCAAGTTCGTCAATGGATACTGGCCTGTTCCCAATGGACTTCATTCTTGTGACAATCCTTCTTGCTTCAATCCTAAGCATATTAGTGAGGGAGATAATAGGAAGAATCAACAGGAGAAGGCGGAACGTGGAAGAAGCATACGAGGGACTCAGCAATGGGAAGCCAAGCTAAATGATGATTTAGTGAGACAGATTCGATCTGAGTATGCTCCTGAACGAGGGAAATATAGAAAGCTTGGTGAAAAGTACGGTGTTTGTGGGCGAACTATAATGCTCGTAGTCTCAAGAAAATTATGGAAGCACGTAATATAAATGAGCCCTCTCTAACTCCAGCGGAGAGAAGGTATCTCCAGCGAAGGTTAAAGAGAGGGCCTCAGCTTGAACGAGCCGAGTTGGGAAGGTGGATGATGAAGATTTATCGCGAGATGATCGAGAGGAGAAAGAATGCCAGAGGATAGATGTGTAACGTGTATGGGAACAGGGAAAATAAAAAGGCTTCTTATGTCTCAGGGAGTGATAGCCAATCTCGACAAACTAGCTAAAATTATTCCTAATGAACCTATTCCGATTAGAGATGAGGGATGTCCTGATTGTTTTGGAACGGGATTGAGAATAGGAATAAGGGAGGCTAAATAGAATGGCCGAACTAACGCTCAATGACCCATTATCAGGATCAGAGATAAAGAAGATCATCCTTCAGAGGATTGAGAATGCGCTGAATAAGGATTGCACCCTTCAAGACGACTTGAGCTATCCTTCCTTCAGCATGATATTTGAGATTAATCTTAAGTATGCTAGAGCCTCTGTGCCATCGACTTTGGTATGGGGCAAGGTGGATGGGGAGCTAGAGAAGCCGCTTGAAGGGGAGATGGAAGAGATCATAGAGAGTGTGAAGGCGAGCTATGAAAGTGGCCCTCCCAACGTGGCGAGGCAGGAACATGATCTCCCCATTCCGGTGATGGTCTCGACTCCCTCGGGGCCGCAGAGAAGGAAAGTACACTTTGAGAGAGCCATCGAAAAGAAAGAAGTCTCGAAGTAAGGTTGATTCCTTAGTGAGTGCGATTGAGAATCTCACTAGAGAGCTGAAAAGATTTAATGATGGTCAGGAAGGAGAGGAGATAAGTGGAAGCCGAAATGAAGCCGAACTCTTCTCCGCTCAATATGGACAATCCGATGATGAACGAGAACTCAGACAATTCCTCTCCTCTCTCAAAGAGAAAGAGAATTAGCAATGGAGTTCCTAAGGTAATCCTCACTAGAACTCAACAAGCTAGACAAAGGTTGGGAATAAGTGATGAGGACTCGCAGAATGCTCCCGAGATAACGGAGCAGATTCTGAAGGGAGTCGGGTCGAGAGCGGCGATGTTGAGTGCCCTCCGGGGGGATGATAGTGTGGATGCGAGAGCATTCATTAAGGCTTATGAATCAATCTCCGCGTCGGATCGGGAGAAGTTGAGGATTGAGGATTTCGTGATTGCCTCCGGACTTAGCACGAGGAGATTTATTGAATGCCTAACAGGGGCACTCCTACAGCAAGCGTCGGATATAACTCGAATGCTGGTGGCGGTTAATCAGCCCTTGGTGGTTAGCGCTACCATAAAGGCGGCTACGGAGCAAACTCCGATCCTAGATGGTAATGGGGATATCGTCGGCCACACTTGGGGGGATATGAAGGCGCAGGATATGTTCCACCGGGCGACGGGATTCCTTCCCACTCCGAAGGGAGCCCAAACGACGATTAACCTCCAACAGCTTAACGCTACGAATACTCCTGCTGCGCTTACTGAGGGGGATGAATCTTGTACTCCTCCGCCATCAATGGATGCTTATTTGAGGGAGATTCATGATGAGGTGGTAAGGCCGAAGGAGTTGAAAGCGGCGCAGGGAGTGGAGAGTGTGCCGACCATTCATCCCATCGGAGCGCCTGAGATTGAGTATCTGGATATGGAGGAGGATTAAGAATGTTCGCTGACTCGAAGATACTTGAGAAGATGGATAGGTTCAAACGAAAGTTTGGATGGATTCCAATTGAGCATTCAATTGAGGAAGTGACAAAGGTTAATGAACTCTTTAAGTCCTTATATCAAATAGGAAATAATGGAGTCGAATATTTCGACGATTCGAAGTGGACTCCTAGACTGAAGCAATGGGTTCTCAACGAGAGAGCCATGTGTACTTTGAGCTGCGAATACTTCCTTACAAGATATGTTTTCATCTCCGCAGATAATCAGATTATCCGCTTCAACTTCCGCTCAGGCCAGCGTGCTTTCTATAAAGTAATTCAAGAGTTGGAACAAAAAGGCCAATCAATAGAACTCCAAACCCTTAAGGCCCGCCAGCAAGGTATCTCGACACTCGTGGAAGCGATCATGGCGTGGTGTGCGCTATTTGTGCCGGGGGCGAAGTGTTCGATTGGCTCAGCAGACGATCAGAAAACTTATGTGATGATGTCCATGATGTATCTCATTCTTGAGAATCTCCCTTGGTGGCTTCCTCCGGCCATGACGAAGGATAAGAGGTCGGGTAAAGCTCTCTTAGAATTCTCGCATGTGGGAACTTCGATTGTTGTGCAATCAGGTTCAATGAAAGGCGGTATCGGACAGGGAACTACTCCGACCAAGGTGCATCTCTCTGAGGTTTGTGACTATACCGATCCTGTGATGCAGATTGAAGAGGGATTATTCAAAGCTGTCCATTCTTCACCGGAGATATTCATGGTGCTCGAATCGACGGGGAACGGCAATACCGGATGGTGGGCGGATCAGTGGAGGAATAATAAGGAGTTCTATTGGCAAGGTCGAGCGAGATTGCTTCCACTCTTCCTGCCATGGTATATGACTCCTGAGCTTTATCCGACGGAGAATTGGATCAAGAAATTCCCCTATCCCGAATCGTGGAAGCCATCTCCTGAGACAGTGGCGATGACCAATAAATGCGAGGCATACGCTCATTCGACGGAGATGATTAGAAGGATTCTCGGAGGAAGGTGGAAGCTGCCAGATACTCAGAAGTGGTTTTGGGAATTTAACTATCAAGATTCCAAGAGAAGAAGGACTGAGAAGTCATGGCTCCGTCAAATGCCATGCGACGATTTTGAGGCCCTCGTGGGGGATAACGACTCCGTGTTTGAGTGGGAGACGATTCAAGTAATCTCGAAGGGTCGCCAAAGGACGGTTGATGTGTATGGCATTCTTGGGGAAGGGATAGCGGAGAAGCACGATCCTCCGCCTGCGTTTGTTGATTATGATCGACCGAGGATTATTGTTGATTGGCGCACGCCAAGGGAGATTAATCTTCAGTGGATCTTAATGCCCTTGGTGGGAGATGGGGAGTCGGTCACGTTTGATCCCTTAAAGAAGCTCCTTATTTATGTGCATCCCGAAAAAGGAGCGATGTATTCGATTGGAGTCGATCCGGGGACAGGGGTGGGAGGGGACAGGACGGTGATCTGCGTAACTCGGACGGGGCATGATGCCATCCCTGATGTCCAAGTGGCTGAGTTTGCGTCGGATGACATCTCGAATGTTGAAGTGTATGCGTGGGTAGCCGCAATCACGGCCTATTATGGGATGTTTATGGAAGAGGGCCAGCAGCCGAAGATAGTGATTGAGCAGCGACGCAAGTATGGCGACTCGTGCTATCACGCGCTGAAACTTCATGGCTTTCGCAACCATCATCAATGGAGGGAATTCGACAAAAAATCCCTAAAGCCTCGCCAAACTGAGCAATCGAGAGAGGGATGGTTTACGAACGCATGGTCGAGGCCGATGCTTCTGAATTACTTTAAGTTTGCCATTGAGGGGGGATGGTTTATTCCTAACTCGAAGGGATTGATTGAGGAATTGGAAGGGCAGGAGCAGAAGTTTACGACTGAAGGCAAGTCAAGAATGGATCATCAGTCGGGGAAACATGATGATCGGATATTTGCGGCGGCGATGAGTTATTTCTCCCTGCACTCGATGGATGTGATGGCCGAAAGGGCGAAGGTCAGGTATAACGCGCCGGCTGAGGGGGAAGGGTGGATGGTTGATCTCAGTCCGTGGAGAGGGAATGTCGTGGTAAACTCTGGAGCGGAAGAATTCTTCGCTGAGTTGGGACGGCAGGGATGATTCGAGACAGCGAGAGCGTCGTATATTGGTGCAATATGGCGGGGGAGATTATGCTCGCACCCGCGACGAACATGCCTCCCTTCCAAGGATGGATGAGATTCGAAGCTAAAACGGTTTCAGAGATCGAACAAATCTCCCGTAGACTAGCTAGGCAAGAGTTCGAACGGTATCGCTCTCAACGTGTCGAGGAACATCTTCGCTCCCTAGCTCGTCGAGAGCGCTTGAGGGATAATTGCAAGTTGAGATTGGCGAAGGGGTGCATTAGCCCTGCGGATGAAGCCGCCACCCGGCGCACCCTTGAGTCGCTGGATGCGAAGGATAAGTTATTGTATCAATTGATCGCTACGGAGCCTGATTTGTCCCGAGCATCCCTAGTGATTGAACGCAAAGAAGCTCCGATTGGGGCTGCGGCATGGCAGGGCAAACGGAGAGGACTAGCTGACTCGGAGGTTGGGATGATGGCTCAATTAGCGATGGAGACTAAATAGAGATGGCAATTGAGCCCGACCGCCACTGGCAGCCCCCTGAAAACAACGGAAAAGATAACGCTAAGACTCGTCAAGGGTGGATCGACGACATTGTGTCGTTTGGGGAGCAGGCTAACTCAACATCGATCAACTCTAAGGATATCGGAGCTTCGATTGACCTCATCTCAGGCCGAACGGGGAAGAATAAGATTAACCAGTCGCGCTCAACGCTGACGGTGAATCGAGGGAAGAGGGCCCTTCAAGAAGTCATTGCTAACATCGCTGATATTCGAGCTATTGATGGATTTAGCTCGGAGAATCCTGCCTATCAATCCTTCCTGGCGATGTATAACAAGATTTGGAAATCGGTTTATTTCGAATCTAAATTCCCGATTGCGGCTAAGAAAGCTGTTCAGTGGTTTACGGCGGGAGGGTATTCATTCATTTCTCCTGTCTATCGCAATATGAGGCTCTCGGCTAAGTCTGCGAAGAGGATCGACTTCGATACCTTCTCCTGCAATGACGTTCTCTCCTTTCAAATGCCCGAGGATAATGAGATCCAAGGCGCGTATGCTCATACCCTCGTAAGATTTATGCCTGAATTTGAGGCTCATGCCAAATTCCCCAAGTTCCAATCAAAACTTCGCCCCGTTGCGAGACGGAGATATTCAGGAAATGCGGCGAAAGATCGGCTTGCTCTCGCCGAGAGATTTCGCACGGCTAATGCTGATCTTGTTGGAGGACAGGGGAATTGGTCGGCCCAAATGGATGAGATCAGATATACCTATGTGAGAGATCTCTCCATAAATGAGACGAAGCACCCAAAGCCGATGGGTCAGCCGGGAGCGTTAGAGAGTTATATTGTTCCCTTCGTTGGGATGGACTTGCCGACAGGAGAGTTTAATAATGGCGTTAGGGTGATGAGGAAAGCAATCGAGGAGGATTGTTACCTCTACCCTAACCTAAGGCTAATGATATCGCAAAAGGGCATGGATACTCCCATGTATGATGGCCCTGCGTTTGATTGGCATGGGCAATTTCCCCTCGCTCGATTCTCGGCGGATGAGTGGCCTTGGGAACCGGGATACTCACTAGCGAGAGATATTATCTCTCTTGAGGAGACTCGGCAATCCTTCATGCGTGGCCTCGATCAAACGGCGAAGCAGAGATTCGATCCCGCCCTTATTTACGATAAGAATGCGGGGATTCCTAGAAAGACTATGGAATCATTCGATCCTTATGAGGAACGCGCTAGGTTGGGGGTGGATGGCGAAATCTCAGAGAAGATTGCCCGTCCCTTCTTACCGCTAGACCTTCTGACGATCCCTGAGTGGGGATTCGCGTGGGATAAAACGCTCGGGGAAGCTTCTGACTATATGCTCGGGATCAATGCGCTGGATAATTTAGCGCGGGCGAAGATCTCGGCAGCCTCGGGGGATGTGCTCGAAAAGGCGATGGAAGAAGCAGGGCCGATTGTGAAGAATATCTCTCATGGAATGGAATCCCCTACCGGCGACATAATGGAGATGGTTCTTTATGATGTGATGCAGTATTATCCGACGGGAAGGATCATGGCCTATGTCGGGCCTGATGGAGTGAGTGTGGAGACATTCGACCTCGATCCTGCATCCCTTGTTCCAAGTCATGCGTTAGGGGAGAATGCTGAGAATGGCCCATCGGCGTTCACCAAGATGGAACGGACGAAGATGTTCCTTGAGAACATTCATGCGACGATCACGCCGGGATCATTGCATGGAATTGTTCAGACTCCTCAGAAGCTATTGATGATGCAGCTTCAGCGGAGTGGATTCCCGATTTCATCGGAGACGGTAGCAAAGGCGATGGATCTTGGAAATTGGGGAACACTTGAAGGAAATACTGAATATGAAAAATGGTGCAGCGAGCAACGGCAGAAGTTGGAATTTGCTGTCGGCATGAAGCAGCTAGAAACTTCGCTTATTCAGCAGGGGCCGTCAGCACCGCCGGAACCTATCGGCGTAGGAGGCTCAAAGGCGGCTCCAGGGCGGCCCCCAACGGGGCAGCTTCCTCCGCACATGGAAACAAAAGCGTCCGCAAGCGGGCCCCGCGCCGTCATTAGCGAGTCAGGTTGATGTATAATAAGGGAGCCAGACGTTACTAGCGTCGGCAAAGCCTAATCGTGAAAGGACACGATCATGACCCCCTCAGATCCAAGTATACCTTATGGCTACTGTCATTGCGGCTGCGGCGAAAAGACTTTGATTTCCCCTCGTACTAGAGGTTCGAGGGGTAATAAGAAAGGTGAACCTCTTTTTTATGTTAATGGGCATAACGCTAAACAGCATCCCATCATTGAGAAGGTTGCACCTTTCAAAATTGAAGGGGTCTATTGTCGATTGATTCCACTAACGCAGGGACAATTTGCCATCGTCGATGCGTCTGATTATGAATGGTTGATGCAATGGAAGTGGCAGGCGAAGAAGCATGAAAATGGATTTTATGCTCAACGGTCAAAGCGCAAGAAGGGTCAAGTTATCTATATCTCGATGCACAGAGAGATTTTAGGTTTAGGGCCGTCTGATGAGAGTACCGGAGATCATATAAATCGGTTGCCCTTGGATAATCGTAGGGCTAATCTCAGAAAAGCGAATACTTGGCAGCAGCAGATGTTCAATCGGGGCACGGGCAAGAACAATAAATTTGGGTGTAAGGGGATATCTTTGCAGAGGGGTCGATATAGAGTTCGAATCTATATTGATGGTAAGTCGATTGAGCTTGGAATTGTGGATACTTTGGGTGAAGCTAGGATTCTGTATGAGCAAGGTGCATTGAAGTATCATGGCGAATTCGCCTGCGTTGCTTAGGGAGAGTTGAAATGGACGAACCGTTCAAGCCTGAGTTCGATGTCCAGTATCAAGGCAGGGCTCGGGCTATATGGCGAGGCCCAAAAGATCCAGCTACCCTAGTAAAGCTATTCGAGTTCTTCCGAAAAGAAAAATGGAGAGGGCGACTTGAGGTGCAATACCCCGGAAATGGGGGAATCAACGAAATCGCCTTTGATGAAGTCCGAAGGGCAAGCGAGAATGGCAAGGAAAATGGGGAAAAGGGGAAACTTTAGCTATTTAAGTCGAAAGACTTGACACCTTACCTGGGATGTGGTGTATCTTACTCATTAATCGAGATTCTCTCAGGATTCCCCCGGTGGGAACGAAATGAGATGGCTCAGAGCGAAATGGCTCTGGGCCATTTCTATTTAGAGAGGGAGATTCTGAGCATGAAGAATATCGTAAGCAAAATGAGCGGATCGAAGCTTGGTAAGGGTGGAAGCCTCAAGATTAAGGGAGGCTTCAAGGCATCAGAGTTCAAAAAGGGCGGGAAGAAGAAATAACATGTCAAGCCCTGTAGTCTCCCCTGCTCAGCCCGCGACTCAAGCTACTCAACCTCCTCAGGGTGGCCCATCCCCTGCGGGCGGGCAGGGGGTTTCACCACAGGGGCCATCTCAAGGGCCAGCAATTATCAGGATTGTGGCTGGAATTAGTCAGCTCGCTAATATGCTCGGCCAAGCATTCCCCGCCGCCGCTCCGATGGCGCAGGAGATTCAGAAACAAGTTCAAATGGCTCAAGCGAAGATTGCGGAGACTCAATCCGCCGCGCAACCGCAAGCGCCTCCGATTTAAGTTGTAGATGTAAAAGGGGATAGAGAAGGAAAAGGGGAGAGGGATTATGGATATTAAAGCGATTCTGAAAGCACGAAACTTGAGCGATGAGAACATTGAGAGTTTGATGACTAATCCTGCCTTCAGTGGCGTTCTCGAAGGATTCATTAACGAAGCTGAGCAGGGCAAGACTGCTCTGATGAATGCTCAGGAGATCGAAAATAAGCTCAAGACTTGGAATGATACCGAAGTGATTCCTTACGTAAGGAAAGCGGATCAGAGGGTAGCTGAGGCTGAAGCGCGAATCGCGCAGCAAGCGGCTTACCTGAAAACTCTAAAGGATCAAGGCTATGAAGTGCCTGATAGCTATCTCGCCACTCCTCCCCCATCAGCAGATAAAGTTGTGCCCCCTACCTCCTCGAATATCGACTCGACCTATATCGATCAGCGTGCAATGGACATCGCCCGCACCAATATGGCTCTTGTCTCAATGTCCAATAAATATCGCCAGTTGACCGGACAGGAATTGGATCTGGAGTCGGAGTATGAGGACTTTGGGAAGAATAAGCGTCCGAGTGAGACTCTGAGGGATTACGTAGGTAGGAAGTATGACATGGCGGGCCTTGAGACTAAGCGAGCTACGGAGAAGCGCGAGAAAGAGTTGAACGAGATTAGGGATGCAGCGAAGAAAGAAGCCATTGCGGAGTATCAGAAGGTCAATGGGGCGAATGGGGAGACTCGTTCTCCGAGACCGAGCAAGTTTGATCGAATCGTGACTGATGATACTCGGAAATCCCTGTGGCAAACTGCCCAAGGAAGGGATCAAGCAACAAGGAATAGGTTGGAGAAGTATACTTCAGGAACTCAGCAATAGTTGACTAAGGAGATTGACTAGCGATGCCCGATCCAACTTATAACTCTGATCTTCAGGCTTCGACGCTTGACGATTTATTGGCGGATGTCGCCTATGACAATTTCTTCGTCAAGACTGCCCTTCAGCAGCACATGAGAGCAATCGGCGCGGTTGACCCGTTCGGCGGCGGCATGTTGATGAGGGAGCCTTTCATTATGGGCTCCCCGGCTGCCGGGGCTGCGAGTCCGGGAACGAATTTCACCATCGAGCACACTCAGCAGCTTGCTGATTTGGCGTTCATCCCGAAGCTCTACACCTCGCGGGATATGCTGGAGACGTTCTCTCTGTCGGTGCAGAATAAAGGGCCGAATGCGAAGATTGAGTTGATTGATCTCTATTTCCGCAACGGTGTCGCGGCCATCTCGACCAACGTTGAGGTTGATGGGTATCATCACGGCCAAATGAGCGCATCAGGGCTCATTAGCGATAATGGAACCACTCGAATCAATGGCTTCGCTGAGGCGCTGAATGATGGCCTGAATAACTCTTGGGATGGCAACGTATATCAGAACTATGGGTCGCAGGTGAGGAATGGAGCCATCTCGGTAGCGAATAACTCGATACCCTATTTCTTCGGCAACTCTGATGGCACCGCAGCGGCGATCAGCGTGAGAGGGTTGATTAACTTCCTCGTCAGGGCTCGAAAGTTCTGTGATGGCCGCACCCCTGAAATCACCATCACCACTCCTAACGGTTGGGCTTACATCCTCTCAGCGTTGCAGACTCAGCAGCAATTTACGACTAATTGGACGATGAAATCCCTTTCGAGCGTTCCGGATATCGAAGGAATCTCGTTCATGGGCACTGTGATCTATGACGATATCCTCACCCCTGGAGCAGCGTGGGGCGCGGATTTCCCGACCAACTACATTTCCACGTCGAACAAGACGACTACTTTCACATCGAACTCGACTGCGACTGGAGCGACTTCGCCATCTCAGTTGCCTGCATCGACCACGATCACGGTTGGCGAGACGATCTTCGCCCTCACTGGCTCGGCGTGGAAGTATCGACCGACCGACAACCCGGATTTCCTGTTCGGGCGTAGGCAGAACGAAGTCTACAACAACAACACGAATGATGCCCTGCTCATCAATCTCGCGCTCAATATGTATACTCCGAGTCCGAGGATGAGTATTCACGGGTATGGGATTAATGGCTAAATTGCTGAATCTAAAGAACTTAATGGAGAGGAATTAAAGGAAATGTCTCGAACTTCAGTAGGTTATATTCAGCAATGGCTCAACAACATGGCCTCGACCTCTCCTACGGGAGCGGTGGAGGGACTGACGGGGACTCAGATTGCGACTGGATTGAATCCGGGTGCGTTCTTTGAGATCTCGAATCAGGAAGCCGCGCAGTATAGTTACTCGACATGGGGCACGCTCTATGAGGGTAATTATATGTGGGTCAAGCTCGATCCTGCGGTGACGACTGATCCGATTCCGCTCGGTACGGCGGTATCGTGGCTTCAATCCGACGACACTGGAACGGGCGAAGCTACCGTAACTACGTTCAATTCGACTACGAATGCCGACTTCGCGGGGATCTCGATTGACTCGAACTTTGGCAAAACTCATCCCTATGCGTTCATTCAGTGCAATGGGAAGGCGAATCCACTGTTCGACGCTACGGCAGCGAGTGCCTTCGCGGATGTCATCAGCCTATCGACCGGAACTCAGGGCGCAGTCACCAAGACGGGCGCTTCGAATAACGCGACGAATGGCCTCACGATTGGCTACTCCCTTGTCACCACTGGAACGGCGAGCGCGAGGAACCTTATCCGGATCACTCGTCCGGTAACGAGGATTGATCTCTAATGGCCGACACTCAGTTAGGTGCGTTCACTATCGGCCAAGGGAAGCTCTTGGCAGTCGATCACGCAGGGCCGAAGTCCTACACGACTGGAGGGGAGACTCTCGGCTCAAATAACGCAATGACCGGCATCTCGATGCTCGGGCTGGCGGTTATTGATAATGTTCTCGGGAGTGGGAATCTGTCGGTGAGTGGGAGTTATTGGGTAGTCGCTCAGCCAACGGGAAAAGGGGAGCGTAAGACGTGGAAATTGCTGTGGTTCACCGCCACGGCAGGCGTTCCAGCCCTTACTCAAGTATCGAGTGCGGTTGATCTCAGTGCGGAAGTGGTTAAACTTGGCTATGTAGGAAGGTAGCTTAGGAAAGCGATCTCCATCGCATTCGGGCGGGGCCAAGCGCCTCGCCCATTTTGTTTAGAAGGGCAAGAAATGTCGCTCTCGACTATGGTGGCTGAGTTACGCGGTTGCGTTCCTGCTTATAGCGCCCTACTTGCCCGCACCCATGTTCGTGAGGCGTGGGTGGATATCCGCAACCTGAGGGGATGGAGTTTTCAATTAGGCTCATCGGGATTCGCCACTCCTTCCTTAGTCAATGGCGGAACATGCACCGTTACCCTTGGAAGCAATCTCGTCCAGTCTGATGCGACCGCGCAGGCGTTATGGCTTGCTGCATCCACTCCGGTATCGCTAATCACTCAGCGCCAATTTAGGGTCGGCGCGGGGACTATTTATAACATCATCGCTATGGATGGGACAACAGGAGAGCTTACTCTTGATCGGCCTTATATTGATCTTACCGTAGGGAGTGGGATTCATTACTCCATCTATCAATGCTATTATCCTGTCCCCGTGGATGACTTTGAGGCGTGGGAAGATGTGCTAGACACGAATAACGTCATCTATCTGAATGTGTCGAATGCAAGGGGGGCGACGGATTATGTCAATCGATGTGATCCCCAAAGGCAGATATTCTCGAATCCTCTGATGGTGATTCCTCATGGGATAGATGATCGACCAGGATCAGCGACATTTGGGCGATTGATGATGGAACTCTATCCTCAACCTCAAGCTCAGTATGTCTATTCGACGTGGTTCAGTCGAATGGGGCCTGATCTCACGAATCCCTCTGACACTCTCCCCTTTCCGATCACCGAGAGCTTGGTAAAGGCGATGGCGAGAGTTCGTGCTTACGAATGGTGCGAAGGAAATAAGGACTCCGCTAATCCGAGAGGGAATGGAGCAGACTTCAGATTCCTCATTGGCGCAGCGCAGGCTCAAGCTCAATCACAATTGAAAGAGATAAGGTCGATGGATCGAGATAGAGTGGATATGTGGCGCTCCACAATGACTCGCATATCGGGAGTGAGAGCGGTCAGCACATTCGACCCGGCCACGGGAATGGTTAGCTCAAGGAATATGTAGTAAGGGAGAATTGAAAATGTCTGATGATTCTGCTGAAGAGAAGGCTGAAAGCGCCGAGAAGGAGAGAGCGGATTTGGCTAAGTATCGCGGGACGAAGGCAGCTTCGATAGCGAATCCTCAGAAGAAGCGCGAGTATATCGCGGAGCAGGGGAAGAGGGAGACTTCAGCGCTGAAGCAGACTAAGGGATTCGGTGGGAGTACGGCGAGACTTAGGAATGAAACTGCTGCTGAGCCTGATTCGTACAAAAAGGGCGGGAAGGTTCGCAAGACTGGAATTGCTCGGGTACATCGCGGAGAGCGCGTTCTGACGGTGAAGCAGACGAAGAAGGCTGATCGCAAGATGGCGAGGAAGAGGGGCTAGGGATGCCTCCTACCGAACATTTCGAGAACGCGGAGAAGTATAGGAAATATCGTGCGTATACTCATATCCACGGTATCCCAACTCATGCGAAGAATGTTGTAGTGGCAGGCAAAGAGCATAAGGTCAAGCATTCGGAAAAGAATGGAAAGAAGAAAATGGAGACTAAGAAATGAAAGATTGCTTCAAGTCGGGGAAGAATGTTATCCCTAAAGCTCCAGCACCAGTCAAATCACCTAAGAAGGGGAAATAGAAAATGAGCAAACTAAAGTTGAAAGCATTCAAGTCTACTCCATCGAAATTCCTTAACAAGAAAGCCCCCGGTGGGAAGGTTGGGGCGACGAAATCTATTCTAAAGAAGGCTTAACGAGAGAATGCCCCCCACTGCCCCATATAGCTATCTCACATGGATTCAGCTTCGGCAAGCCCTCGCGCTGAGGCTGAATGATGTGGGAAATGTGTGTTGGACGGATGGGGAGCTTAAGGTGCTCCTTGGGGAATCCCTAAGGTCGTGGAACGCGATCACTCAATGGTATGTGGTGGAGTGGACGGAGACGTTCGGCTCAACGGATAAGGAATGGCAGTCCCTAGCTAATAGCGCGAATTCCTTAGTGGGAGCCAACTCGTCGAGTCCTCGCTATCAGACGCTAAGTGATGTCGATCTATACACTCTGATCGAATATCACCTCTTGGAACCTCCAACGGGAGCAACATGGACGGGAACGAATCAATTCTCGCTGAACGACCTAACTCAATCATTCAAGAGGAGAAGGGATCAAATCCTTCAACTAACCGCTGCGAATGTTGGCTTATTCTCGCCCTCTCTGAGTATTGTACCGGGGACTAATCGAGTTCAGCTTCCGGATTCGACTTCCTTAGGGATATTGGACATTCGAAGAGTGAGATATCTCCCTGCGAGCGGAGATCCAATCACTCTCTTCAGGGATGACACGTTGGCGATGGAATATTTCTCGCCCGACTTTCCTCAGGAGAGCGGAGATCCGATGGCGTGGGGAATTTTAGGCTCCCCTCCCCAGGCAATCACGTTCGACACCTTAGCGAATCAACCGAATTCGCTCGATATTCTAGCCATCTTGGGCGGCAGCACCGTAAGCTCCCCTTCCCCACTCCTTATCCCCGATGATTGGGCATGGGTGATGAAGTGGGGGATGATTAGCGACCTCCTTAGCAAGGAAGCTGAATCGAACGATAGAATGAGGGCGAGTTATGCCGAACAAAGGTTCCAAGAAGGAATAAGGTTGATGATGGAGCTTCCTTGGTTGATGCAGGCGAGGATTGATAATGTCCCCTGTGACTCCCCTGCGGTGGAGGAGATGGATCAGTATGATTTGGGGTGGGAATCTCGATCTGATGCTCAAATGGGAATTGTTAGAGGGGGAATTGATCTCTTTGCTGTCTCCCCCAAACCTAGTGGGAATGTTAGTGTTAGCTTATCTCTGGTGGGTAGTGCGCCAGTCCCGGTAGCGGATGGAGATTATGTTCAGCTTCCGCGAGAGAATATCAATGCGATATTGGATGAAGCGGAACACTTGGCCCAATTCAGGCATGGAGGGCAAGAGTTCCTTCATTCGATTCCGCTGCATCAAAACTTCATCCAAGCCGCGATGGACTCGAATCGAAGGGTGAGGGAGAGTGGGATATTCGCAACCACCCTCCGACCGCCTGTGAGTAGACAGTCCGAGGTAGATCCTCGGTATGCGTTAAAGGAGCAATCTTAATGAGAATTCTTCAGCTTACGCTTGGGAGTGGAGCCACGGCGATCTCCCCCAACCTAAACTCGACATCTTCGGAGCAAATCTATGTCAGCCTTCTTGTAATTGGGAATGCCTCAGGGCATACGATTAGGATTGGAGACTCCTCGGTAACCTCGACTACGGGAATTGGCCTCGCTACGGGCTCCCCCGGAACACCGTTAGTGCTCAACTTCGAGACTATCAGAGGCTCCCTTCTGAGTTCGTGGTATATCCTTGGAACTTCAGGCGAGAAAGTGGATATTCTCTACGAAACCGCTCAATAGGGGATGAAGGATGGGAGTTGGGCCGAGCTTCGGGGGACTTGATCTAACCAGTCCGATAAATAGACTTTCGGCAGGCAAAGTCGCGCTCGCAGTGAACGTGAGAGCTTATTTGTTCGGAGGATTCTCCCTTCGGAAGCTGTTGAGTGCAACCATCCTCACGGTATCGGCTGCGATCAATTCTCTCGCTAGGTTGAACGACACCACTCCAGCGGGGCCGGTTGGAGGGTACACATTTGTCGTGGGATCGACGGATGGGAAGCTTTATAACAACTCAACCTTAGTCGCAGCGGGGCTCAGTGGGCATCCTTTATCGATCATCCCCTTCAGGCCGGATGCCTCAGTCCAACCTTGGGCATATGTGGGAGATAGCGCAGCGCAGGGAGCGGTCACATTAACCACTAAGTTCGCTATTGATAACTCCTCTACGACCTTTGCCTGTGCAGGCATGACGAAGGTTAGGTCGGATGGCTTGAGCTATAAAATGGGCATCAAGGAGCCTCAGCTCGCGCCTACCATTGGGACATCGACATCATCGACCACGGGAACGGCATCCCTCCCCGCCACCACCTTCCCTTGGACAAATGTAGGGGGAGCTAATCCTACATTCAATTATGGTCATTCATCGGGAGGGGATGGAACGTCTCCAGTGATTATCGCCACTCCAGTAGCTGGAGCGGTGATTGCCTTAACGGTGACGGGAACGGCGACGGTGAATGGGGCGACTCATGCGCCGGGGGATAGCGGCCCTACTAGCTCGACCTATCCCGGCAATTTCATCGCAACGCCGAAGATTGTCGTGGGGGCGTTTACCAATGGATCGGGAGTCGTGCTGACATCGCCATCAGGGACGGTGAATATCGGTGCGAGTGCGAGTCTAATTGTGCCAACGGGAGCTACTCAGCTTCAGATTGGAGTAGACTCAGCCGATAATACGTTCTCGACCAACTCTGGCTCCTTCTCGGTAAGCTGGACAATCACCACTTCTGCTATCTCAACTCATGTCGCCACCCTTGGGGATATCACAGCTTATGTGTGGGGAGACTCTCCCCATAGCGGCCCGGTGGGGCAATATATTTGGAAGAACTCGAATGACTCGGGCTCGGGCACTCCGCGTACCATCACCGGAGCCCCTGCGACGGGCACGAACAATTCATGGCACTTCGACTCGACGCCGGAGAATGGCACTGTGCCGGTGGATTGGGCCACTTTAGACTCCACCGGCTCAACGGTAGGATCAATCCCCCTCTTCACTCCTGCCTTCGTTCCTGCGGATGGATATCAGAACTTCAACGCGTGCATCGTAGGGGCGCTGTGGATTCCCGCTCCGGGCACATACAATATCGTGTTGAGCAATAAAGATCGATGTATGTTGGGCATTGGAGGGGCGGCGACTTGGACGGGAAAGGGAACGACGATAGGGGATAAGGGGCAGACTGAGACAGTCGTGAGTCAACTTCCTCTTGTCCCTTTGACTCAACCGAATGATGGAGGGGGATACTCAGGCACCACTACTACCGCAGTCACCTTCGCGGCGATGGGCGCTTATCAGGTTGAGATTGATTGGGATTATTGGTATCACACTGGGAGGAAGTGTATCCTGACCGCTTCGCCCACGCCCGGTGCGGCAGCAGTCGTAATCCCCCCTCTCCCGCAGAGCGTTCGGACTAACGTAAGTTATGCTTATAAGTATCGTTCATCCCTAACGGGAGCGCAGAGTAATCCTTCTCCTGTGTCAGATCCTCAAACTACTCCAGTGCTGGCGAACACTGTAACTCCTGTTTATTCTAATGATCCTCAAGTCGATAAGGTTGATTATTATAGGCAGGATCAAGGACTCGCTAACTTTACCTATGTCGCAACGGGACCGAATACGAATCCCCCTACGGCCATCGTCGACGCGCTAACTGACCTCGATGCGGCGGCGAATCAGTTGATGCAGTTGGATGACTTCGAACCTGTTCCCTCAATTGATCTCCCTCGGAGGGGAGTGGTGAATGTGTCAGGGGGAGTTATATCGTGGGTGAGTGGGGATACATTTAATGTGCGATGGTTGGCGGGGACAGTTATTCTGATTGGTGCTCCGACTCAACTCGCGTACACTCTAATCGCTAGGCCGACATCGACTACATCGATGACTATCCCCGAGGTGCCAGATGGGACTAATCTTGTCTACAATATCGCGGAGCCGATCATTGCTGCTCAACCCTTAGCATACCTATTTGGGCCGACGGATAATATCAACTTCACTTTCGGTGTGGGCGATCCATTGCGCCCAGGAACTCTTTATTGGTGCAAGGGGAGCAATTTAGATTCATGGCCCGACACTAATCAGCTTGATGTTACCGATCCAGACGAGATTTTGGTCAATGGCGCGATGAGTGGAGGAAGGGGAGTTTTATTCTCTATTGAGAGAGCTTGGGTGATTATGCCCAATTTCTTCAACGCGCTCGCAACGGTGACTGGCACCAGTGGATCAACTTGGTCGCTTCAAGCTACGAGCATCAATAGGGGATTATTCATTCCTAGATGTCTAGCAGTCGAGGGCGGAGGGGCGATATTCTTTCGAGTTAAGGACGGAATCCATTTCTCTCCGGGTGGGATGGGTTCCAAGTCGATTACTGATGACTCTTTATATCCCCTCTTCGCGCATGAAGGATCAACTCCTGTTCCTATCGTGAGGAATGGAATCACGGTCTATCCGCCGGATGATTCGAATCCGAATGGGCAACAGTTCAGCATAATCGGGGGATATCTCTATTACGATTATCGAGACTCGACTAATGTCGCTCGAACCTTAGTGTTTGATATTGAGAAGATGGCTTGGATTCTCGACACCTATACTCCCACGGCAACTTGTCATGCGGATAATGAAGGGGAATCCATTCAAGGCACCTTGGTTGGATGCTCGGATGGCACGCTGAGGCAGATGATCTCCAGCGGAAGTGGGATCGAGAGTGCGACTGCTACCGTAGTAACTCCGGCCATCGGTGGGAGTGGGTGGATGCAGGCATTCGAGATGACGGTTGAATATCAATCGAACGCGACGGTTAGCGTAACCGGAGTAGCGGCAGATTCCGGTAATGGAAGCTATGGCCCTTCTGCGTTCACTCTTCCATCTACAAGTGGGAATCCGACGAAGCTCACTACTAAGTTGAGTCCGAATAAGTGGAAATGGCTTCAGTTTGTGTTTAGCTCGACTGATCCGACATTTAAGGTATTCCTGACGGGATTCGCTATTGAGGCTAAGGCGTGGGGATATGCGGAGGGGGAGTATCAGACGATGGCTCCTTTTGTCGGTGGAGGAGGAGAGGGGGCTGAGAAATAATGGCGGTTAATGCCCCCACTTTTCGCTTCCCGTTCGCGCTGCAAGGGCAACCTGAAAATGTTCAGCAGGCGCATATATTCTCGTTCAACGCTATTCAGGATATTCAACAAGCAATCGCAGCCCTCACCGCTAAGATTGGCTCACTCCAATCAACCGTCACCACGATCACAACTATTCCCGCAGCATCATCGGGATCATCGACTTTTGCGACTCCTTATTCAATCCTCTTAGTGGATTCAACTATTGCGGTGGGAGGGAATGTGAATGTGAGTGGGTGGGATATTGTGTTATGTGATATGACCTCTGGAGCGTTCACCGTCACGCTCCCTCTATCAAGTTCGAATGGAGCCATTCCGATTATTGTGAAGAAGATTTCGAACGATCTCACGCCATTAGTAGTGTTGGCTCAGTCTACGCCAACGGCTAACTTCATTGATGGTCTAGCTTCAGTTAGTATTGTCCTTCATAACGCATCCCTAACCTTTATTGCTGATGGCGGCTTTGCGTGGGAGATGGTATAGATGGCATTTAGCCCCTTTAATCAAGGCATATTCCAAACCACTCCTCCTACGCTGAGCGATGGGGATATCTCCCCGGTTGAGTTGGATAATAAGGGAAATCAAAAGGTAGTTGCCCAAACAGGCTCAACGACTGCTGTAACGGGGAATGTAACGGCGGTTCAGACTACCGGAACAAATCTGCATACCGTAACCGATTCGGGCTCAACTACAGCCGTTACGGGTAATGTAACTGTGGTGCAGGGGACGGGGGCTAATCTTCACTCAGTTCTCGACTCAGGCACCTTAACTTCAGTTACGAATCCTGTAACGGTTCAGCAATCAACGGGAACTAATCTTCATGCGGTGATCGACTCCGGGCCGATGAATCTTGACTCGACCAAGAATGCTCTAGTTAATTTCGGCCCTGGAGCGGCGGATGCTTTCGGCAGGGGGAGAGTTAGCACTCCTACCCTCCTATTCACTACTAACTTTATTTACGATCAGAATCCTTTAACAGTTCAGATATCCAACACCGGCACTGGCACCGCGACTAAGACATCCAATCAATCCTCCTTAACGCTATCGACGGGGGGAACTGGAGCGAACGCGGGGACGATAGTCCAATCTCATGGATATTATCGATATGAGCCTGGAAAGTCTCAGCTCATCAATATGACGGGGGCGCTTGGGGCATACACTCAATTCGTTCGCAAGCAGATTGGCTACTTCGATGCGAACGATGGGATGTTTTTCTCGATGAATGGCTTCACATCGGGGCCGAACGCAGGTGGGGCGACTGGATTGCCTGCGGTGGTGCAGAGATCATCCATATCAGGCTCTCCAGTCGATACTTTCGCTCTCCAATCATCGTGGAATATCGACAAGATGGATGGGACTGGGGTAAGTGGGATCACTTTAGATTTCACCAAAACTCAGATATTTGCGATTGATCTTCAATGGCTCGGGGTGGGGAGAGTTAGATTTGGCTTCGTAGTAAATGGACTCTTGTATTATTGCCATCAATTCCAGAACGCGAACACAATCTCGACTCCTTACGCTAACTCAGCCGTGCTGCCGATAAGATGGCAGATTGCGAATGATCCATCTTCTGCTCCCGCTGGAACATCAACAATGCTCGCCATTTGCGGGTCGATTATCTCGGAAGGGGGAGAAGATTCTCCCAATATCCTCATCTTTAGTGCAGATCAGGGAATAACTGGGCTCTCGGCCACTACAACGCTAAAGCCAATGCTGTCTATTCGTCCGAGGCTGACTATAAATAGCATTACGAATAGAGTTGTTTACAACTTACTCTCGGGAACCATCCTTAATGCTTCCAATAATGCTGCGAGATGGGCATTAGTCTACAATGGCACCCTCACGGGAGCATCGTTTGCTGATGTGAATACTACCTACTCAGGAATGCAGGCCGATACCTCTGCAACGGCTATCTCGGGGGGAGTGGTTGTGGCTAGTGGGTATATTCAGCCTCAAAACTTAGGGGGAGGGATTGGAATACTAACGGGGCTTAATTTGTTGTCGATCCCCTTCAGTCTTGATATCGCAGGAACGACTCAGGATGTCTACTCGTTGTGTGGGCAGACTCAGACCGGAAGTGGGACGATGTATGGGCAGCTCTCATTTTCAGAGGATCGTTAGCGAAACTGCTCGAAAAGTTAGGCACTTAAAGGTAGAATGCTAATGTTAAGGAGCGCATGAGATGGGATTCTTCGACCTCTTCGGGGGACCTGACCTTTCGAAACAAATTAACCAGTTAGGCTCCTTGGCGGGATACTCCACCGGAGTCGGTGAGCGCGACACTACGGCTGCGTCGAAGTTCTATACTGATATCCTCTCGGGCGACCCTACCCGGATTGCTCAATCCCTCGCGCCTGAAATCTCAGCCCAACAGACTCAGATTCAGCAAGCGGCCAATAAGAATGCTCAGTTTGGAACCCGCTCAGGCGGCAACACAGCAGCTACTGCGGGCGCGGAGGCAGCGGGAAGGGGAGATATTCTGAAGGAGGTGGGAGGACTTCAGACTCATGCGGCTCAGGGGGCAGCAGGGCTAGGCACCTCTAACCTTGGGATGGCCGCGAGTGATATCAACTCTCAGACGCAGACAACGGAGCAGCAATATCAGGATTTGATGAACTCCATTCTCGGAGGAGCTGTTACGAGTGGAGTGAACGCGGGAATGAAAGCGATTGGGATATAAATATGGCGAGTCCGGCTCAATTCCTCGAACAGCAATCAGCGGAGCGGATGCAGCGCAAGCAGCAGGAAGCTACGGCGCTTCATGGGCTTCAGCGGAAATTTCTCGCTAGTCAGTTGGAGAGTGTTGCCAATCAAGAGCTTCCTCCTGAGAAGATTACCGATGAAAATGGGCAATCGGTCAATAATCCCGATTTCGAGAAAGCATTTGCGCGGAAGAAATGGGCCGTTGAACAACAGCAGAAAGTTTACGCTCCGGAGCATCATGCCAACTTTATCGACGCGATTCATGGCTTGATAACGGGAAAGCAAAAGGACGCTCAGAACGCTATCACTGCGCCTCCCGATGGAGTTCTCCCATCATCCCCTGCTGCGGCGAGTGGAGCGCCTTCTCCATCTCCTACCGCTTCCGCGCCCCCTAGTGTCCATCCATTCTCGACTGCGGAGCATCCCGATCTCGACTATGCTTCGGGACAGATTAACTCGCTCTCGCAGCAATTGCAGAAGTCGAATCTATCGGCGCTCCCTCCACCGCCAGCAGCAACGTCGAATGCTCCGGTATCGGCCCCGAGCGGGCCGATTTCCTCTAATGCCCCTTCCATGCCTTCGGGGGGAACAGCGCCTATTGCGACTCCTGATGCGACTCCTGATGCAGCTCCTAGCGCTCCAGTGTCAGCCAACTCGCCTCAAATGCCCTCCACGGCTCCCTTAGCGGCGACGAATGCTCAAATCGCGGCCAATCAAGGGAAGGCGGGACTTCTGCCGAGAGTGGCAAAGCGGCTAGGGGTGATGGCTCATCCTATTGCGCCCTCGGGGGGGATGCCCTCAGGAGCGGCTGAAGCAATCGCCCTAACTCCTTCGGAAGCGCAGCAGAAATTTGCCCGATCCCAAGTCCAAGCGACCGCGCTTCATGCGGCAAATGTTCAGCGCATTAAGGCCCTCAAGTTAGATCCTGAGGATGAAAAGCATGTCCTGAAGAATCTCGCCCTGCATGAAGCAGGATTGCCAGTAAAGCCTCCAACTCCTGTATGGAAGCAGATGAAGAATGACTCCACTGGGGATGTTCAATGGATGAACATTACGGATATAGACAATATCCCTCCCGGTTATCATGCTATCGAGCAGGGAACTACGGGGAGGACTTATGTTCTCGGCTCGACTGATCCTGCGAATGCGATCAAGGTGATGGACTTAATTCCCGGCACTTCCTACAAGGATATGCAGGGGCACGATATTACGAAGGAGATGCTCCAGAGTGCCCCTCCTTCGACCAAATTAGAAACGATCCGTCAGGGGTCGAATACTTATCATCTCCTAGTGGATCAGAAAACGAGACAGGCCACTATTGGAAATGAAGTCTACCAAGTGCCTGAGATTGGAGAGATTTCTCCCGTAACGGCGACTCCTTTGGGGCAAGCAAAGGTAGGCACCGTTAGCACTCACGAAGTCCCTGGGATGAATCCGGGCGAGAAGCTCAAGATGACAGGTACGAGCACTCCGGCGACGGTGGGGATGACTTCTCCTTCTGCGAAGAGTGCGCCTTCAGTGGCTCCTTCAGTAGCTCCTGCGGCGCTCCCCGCGAGCGGAGGGAGGGCTCCTGCGAAAGCGATTCAGAAGGCTTCTCCTACTCCTACTGTCCCTGCTCAATCCTTCACTCCTGTTCAAAGGGGGCAGATGCCCCCTCAGCCCTCGCCATTCGCATCAGGGACATTCCAATCTCAAGGCAAGACGACAAAGCCCGTTGTGGCGGCGATGGATACTGTAGCGGCTCAGGTGTTCGGGCAGAATGGGGACAAGCCGATATGGGAATATGCCCATATGTACGACAATCCCGAGTTAGCGACTGCGCTCAATAAGGCGCTCACGTTGAATTCGCTCGCAATTCCCGGCACCGAGCCTAATCCGAGCTTTATGCAGACCCTCGGAACGGCCATCGGAGTCACTGGATGGTCTCAGGAACGCATTAGGAACGCCAATGTGGACGCAAGAAATGAAGTCGCTCGTCTTGGGGGAGATGAGGGGATGGAGCTATTGGCTAGACTTCAGGGATTCCAAGAGGACTTATCCGCCCTTCGCTCGGCCACAAAGGGCTCAGCGGCACAGAGTTCAATCCAGACCCTCGTAAGGGCGGCTCCAATCTATAACGTAGCGAGTTCGAAGAACTTCAGGGATCAACTCTCGGCTACCCTAAACACTGCATCAGCGGCAATGTCGGGATATCCTGAGATCAGCAAGAAGTATCTCGATTGGTGGCGCGAAGGGGCGAGGCAGGCGAAGGGGATTCCGACTTCAACTAGCGCTCCTAAAGCTCCTGCTAAGGCGGGAACGATCAGGAAATACAATCCTCAGACTGGAAACTTTGAGTAATGCCCAAGCAGATTAAACTTCCTGACGGCACCATTGGCGAGTTTCCCGACTCGATGGATGATGATTCCATTAAGAATGTGCTGCGAGCTAAATTCCCCCCTCAACAGGCTCAATCTTCATTGCCTACTGACCACCCAACCTTAATGGGCGCTCTAAAGGGAGCGTGGGAGGGACGGAAGGCCATTGGAGATGCGCTGAGTGGATACCAGACCGAGAATCTCCCAATGACGATGGGAACTGCGTTCGGGGCGGTAGGTGAGGCTGCTGGCCCTGCTGCCGGAGTTGGGATGGCTGCGCTCGGGGGATCGGCAGGAAGGTCAATGCAGCGGCTTCTGGAGCCTGAGAAATACGGCAACCAGCCTTCATCGAAGGCGGCGAAGGATATTACTCTCTCGGGACTAGAGCAGGGAGCTTATCAACTCGGAGGATTGGGGATCGCCAAGGTCGCCTCATGGCTCCGGCCTGCTTCAAGGGCAGCTAGATTGAGTTCGGGGGCGGGTATTGAGGCGGGAGAGAGCGCAGTAGCTAATTTGATTCCCGACTTCGATAAAACGGTCGCCGCAAGTGGGGGCCAGTCGCCTAAGACTATTGGAGAATTTGAGAAAGTGGTTAATGACACGAATGGCCGCTTGCAGGATGAGTATGGGAAAGCGCTATTTCCAATCGCTAATCAACCTGTTGCGGCTAACGCAGTAGGAAATGCGATTCGAGCCAAAATCACCCCCGCAATGGAATTGACTGCTGAAGGAAGGGCTACGGCTAATTCGCTTCGTAAGAGGGCGGCGGAATTTGAGAAGGAAGGGTGGACAATAGGCACTCTCGACGAACAGCGCTCAATGCTGGCGAAGAAAATCAGAGGATATCGCAACGCAGCTCCGTCGAGCGCAGCGGCGAAGATCAAGCTGGATGCTGAACTCGCGGCAGATCAAGCTGCTAATGAGTCGTTGAATGGAATGCTCTACTCAACGGCAGATCAGCAAGCGGGAAAGCCTGCTGGATATTTTCAGGACTTAAAGAGAAAGCAATCTATCCTCTATGATGTAGCTGATAATGTCCAGAAGGAGAAGGATAGACTTATCGCTCAATCCGCGAAGTCTAAAGGGGCGCTGTTGAGAGAAAAGCTCCATATTGGAGAATATCTGCATCCAATGAGGGCAAGCGCAGGAGCTACTCTCGGGGCGAGCCCGACTAAATTTATCGACCCCCTTGCGACCGCTAATCAGAAGATTGGAATGGGATTTCCTTCCCAACTTACTCAGGGAGAACGGACGGCGAGAGAGGCTATCTCGGGCGCATTAGGAAGTCAGACTATCAATTCACTCCCTATTCGATATCTCTTCATGCCTGACATGGAACCTGAAGCGAGCCACACTCCTTCGCTCCCTACGGGTCATGCGATTCAGTCATTATTGCAATGATGCTCGATTCAGACGATCTGATGAGGTTCGATCAATGCCCAAGGAAGCAAACTTGGTCATCTAAATTCGAGCTTCCTCGCATCCCCCTCCATTCCGCGCTCAATGAGTCCCTTAGGGTGGGATTGCTAACCAACTCCCCTACTGGAGCGAGAGAACACTTCATCTCTCTCGCAGCCAATCCGGGGCTCGATATCAATGGATGGGACATCTATGCCCAAGCGACTCATCACGCCAACTTAATCGAGACTATTTGTGCTTATTTGGTGGGCGCGACGGGAGCGTGGAAGCTATGTCCGTGGACGAAGGTTAGTGGATTCAGCTACCAGCCATTGTCATTCATTCTGCCTGATAATCGCCTTCGAAGAGTGGTATTGACGGCGAATTGGACTCCCTTGAGGGAGCAGGAGGAATTATCGTCATGGCGCACTATAGGCGATATTTACTCGATGAAACTTCCTATGTTTATCAACATTATCGAAATTGGGCAGCTTAGGAAGGGTTATCGTCCATCCCCGTGGACAACCTCCTTCACTCATCCTGAGACTGGAGGGATGAGAATCCAGCCGATTCATGTAAAGAAATTCGGCCCGAGGTGGCAGCGACGATATAGGGAGCAGACTGATCTGAGCGCCTTGGAATGGCTCAAACTGATGCAGTCCGATAACGCATTCGAGGGGATAGTGCATACGATCAATGTGGACTACTCTCCGCCTAAGAGGGGGGAGATATTAGCCGAAATGACTCAGATTGCGGATGAGATTGAGAAGAAATCGCTCTCAATGAGAAGGTCAGCCTGCTTCCATTACTCCCCCTGTCCCTTTGCCAAAATATGCCATCACCCAACCTCGATAACTCCTTCTGAAGTGGGATGGGAGAGGAGGAAAGGGAAAAGTGTTGCATCCTCTATGGTGGGAGGGCCCCTTAGCTCGACTATTTCTCCTTAAAGTGGAGTAGAATAAGCGCACATTGCGGATGGATTCTGACGCTTCCCTTTCGAGGGCTAAAGCGCATGGCCTTAGAGATTTAAGTCTCTAAAGGCCATTTTTTATGGTGAGGGAGTTTTGATGAAGAAGGCGATATTAGTCCTGTTAGGCATAATGACTTTTTCTCTTATGGGAATGGCCCAAGTAGCGCCCCTTAATGGGTGGTGCCAAAAGGGAGCTACTAAGGCTGTAGTGTCGGGATTGAGTAGCTCGAACTATCTGGATGGAGTCATCCCTTCCTGCTCAGTGACAATCTACCTAACGGGCACTCTGACTAAGGCTACTCTCTATTCTGACGCAATTGGCACTCATCTCGGGAATCCATTCACAGCTAACAACTCTTCATCGACTCAACCTGGATATTGGCTCGCTTATGCAGCCATCGGGCAAACTTATGATGTCGTGCTGAGTGGGGGGATTGCTCCTAATGTATACCTAAATCCGGTGACGATCAAAGTAGCCTTGAGCAGCGGGGGTGGAGGTGGGGGAGCGACACCCGGAGTCCCTCAATTCTCTCTCCAATTCAACGATCCCCTTGGGACATTTGGGGGGAGTGGGGATGCTATTTTCGGTCGCGTAAGCGGAAGGTTAGAGGTTGGAGCCGATAGTGGCGGCTCCCTCGTGGTGGATAACGTCAATGGAGATTTGTTCATAACGGATGGATCGAGCGCGAACCTTACATCTACCTCGGGAGATGGCTTATCAATCCTTACGCGGGACACGGACAATCCCACATCAGACTCGACTCCTTTAATCGTCGAGGCAGAGGCGGTGGATGGGAAATCCGCTATCGGAGTTGATGTTCAGGCGAAGAAGTATTCGGGAACTCCGCAAGACTTGTATGGCGTCCTTGTGGAGAGTATGCCTGATCTTGCGGTCAATAAGGTGGGGGCTGAGATTGGAGATGTTAGCGGAGCTTCGACGGAATCGGATGCATTGCATATTCTCGATCAGGGAGCAGGCTCGACCGACTTCGCGCTCAAGGTGGAAGGTGGGCAAACTGTATTCAAGTGCGGCGCGTCTTGCCCTCTCCCAACTCATCATGAGACGCAGGTGAACATCTTCTCTACTGGGGCGGCGATTCCTTTTATTGTTCACAACAATGACGGGATCATAAGTTTGGGCGGGGATTACCAGAGTAACAACTTTTCTAATGGAGGGGTGACTGGCTTCCGTAGCGACAATACAACGGCCCTAAGTTTGGATGTAAACCCAGTCGCTATCGACGCCTATAATCCCGCAACCGGCGCAGGCATTGACACCATTGGCCTAAAAATGGGCTTGAACACTGGCTTCGGGAGTGGCGATGTAAGAGGGATTGATATTCGAAATGAGATGGGAGGGGCGATTCATGGGCAGACCTTAAAAGGAATCCAGATCGGGGATGTTCATGGTGGATCGACGGAATCCGATGCTCTGTTGATCGACGATCAGGGAGCGGGATCGACGGACTACGCTATCAAGACGGGAACAGGAAAAGTTAGCTTTGGAGGAGCAGTGACCGCGCCATCAATCGCAATCAATGGCGGGACACCGATCACCAGCGCGAGCAGCGCCAACTCCCAGGTTGTGACCTGTCCTACAGGGGGAAGCTCTACTCAGTATTGCGGCGCAGATGGAGTATGGCACGCAGCGAGCGCGGGAAGCGTTACGAACGTCACTGCGACCGCTCCGATTGCTTCAAGCGGTGGAGCAACTCCGAACATCTCGTTAAACGATACCGCCGTGTCGCCAGGAAGCTACACGAATACGAATCTGACCGTAGATGCCAAGGGCAGGATCACGGCAGCAAGCAACGGAACTTCTGGCGGCGTGAGCAGCTTCAGTGGCGATGGATCACTTTTGAGTAATAGCAGTTCGACTGGAGCAGTGACAGCCACTCTCGCCACCGCTGGCGCGCATAAGTTTTGGGGAAATAACACCGGCTCAACCGCCGCGCCGGGGTATCAATCCCTTACGGATGCGGACATTCCATCCACCCTGACGGGCAAAACAGTGGATGGAGTAACGCCAACCGTAATGGCCTATAACGATGCAACCAGCAGCATCCAGACGCAGCTCAACGGTAAAGTCACCGGCTCCGGCACAACCGGCTATCTGACGACGTGGGCATCAAGTTCGACTCTCTCTTCTACTTCGCATATTGACGACGGAATAACCACGGCGGGAGTCGTGACCAGCAGCGAGCCTTTCCAAGTCAACGACGGGTCGCTCACCCGACTGGATATGACGAAGCAGACGTGGGGCACTCCAAGCGGCAAGGGCGCATACAACGGAGCGACGGCCTATGCTATCAACGATGCGGTCACTTCCAGCGGCGTTCATTACATCGCTATCGCCTCGACCACTGGCAATGCTCCTCCGAACGCAACTTACTGGAATGTGCTTCTTCCCAGTGGCTACGACGCTTCGCAGTGGATCGGTGGGGATGGAAGTTCACACTGTTACCTCGGATCGACGCAAGGCTCGTGCGCTCCATCGGGATTGAAATGCTCCGCTGCGGCCCTTGGGGCGTTGGATGATGGCACCACTGATAATCGAGCCTTATTGAACACAGCACAATCGACCTGTACTGGCGGAATTATCTTCACTCAGGTTAGTGGGAGCGGATACAAGATCGCCTCGAACCTGACCTTCTCTGTTCCAGTCATCATGGAGGGCGGATTCTTCGTTGTCCCAACCTCCACCACGGTCACAATCAATGGAGGATTCTCTGCTCCGATGTCTCAAGTGTTCAGCCTGAGTGGAACGGGAGCGATCAAGTTCGGCACAGCGACTAATGAAGTGTTTGGAGAGTGGTGGAACGCGAAAGGAGATTGGAACGGCACAACCGGCACCGATGACCATGTGGCTTTGCAGAACGCCATCAACGCATTGAGTTTAGGTGGCCATTTAAAGCTTCTGGATAGAGACTATCTCATCGGTTCTTCGACGCTCACTATCTCTGTGTCGAATGGCAACCCTAACTTTGTGGGCATTGAGGGAACTGCGAAATCAGGCTGGACTGGAGCACGGTGGGCCTATTCTGGCTCGTCACGGATCGTGTCAAATAGTGCAACCAGCACGATTGTATCGGTTGCGGGAACCTCTGGAACTACACTCTTTGGCCCTTATCTCAAAGACTTTACGGCGATTAGGACTGTAGCGCCTACGGGTACAGCAACCGGCGTCTCGTTCACATACACGATGTTCGGTGAAATTCGCGGAGTGGAGTCTGATCGCCATGTGCAGAACTTTTACTTCTACAGCGCGGTGAACGCGAATGTAATTGATAATGTCGCACAAAACGACACTGTTGGTACCACGCCAACGTGTGGGTTCTGTGTGGATACGACGAGCGGTTTACCAAGTAACTCGACGTTTTTCACTCACGACTTCGTGGCCGATAACGGCGCTTCATCGGCTAATCACATGAAGGGGTTTTATCTCTACGGGACGGCGATCAATGACATTTTCATTGATGGTTTAGAGACAGCTACAACGGATTATGGCGTCTACATCAACCCGACGAACTGCACCGGGACATCATTTGCGTGCGACGACATTCACATTACGAACTATGTGTTGGATGGCTGTGGTGTGGCTTGTATTTATGTGAATAACGTCACCGGAGGATCTTCAAGCCAAGCGTATAACATAGAATTCCTTGGAGGGTGGACATCGAATACGGGCAGCTCTTCTCATGTCATCGACATTGAAGGGAGTACGGGTATCGGGTTCGATGGACTGATCGGGCAGAAGGGTGCCACGACCTCAGACATATTCTATGTTCACACAGGGAGTGGAAATAGCATTCGCAACACCACCATCGGCAGCAATCAAAAAACGATTGTTCTGGACACCACATCGAACAACCTTGTAACTGGGAACATGGTTTACGGTAAGTCAGGCAATGCGTCCACCTTGGTTGATCTGATTGCTTCGACAAGGAATATCATTTCAAGCAACAAGCTATATGGTGCGGCCACTACGGGAGTTGCCGTCGATTCAACCAGCAACAACAATACGATCGACGGAAATAACATTGATCCGACGAGCATCACCACACCACTCAGCCTGAATAGCAGCGCAACGGGGAACACGATCTTCGACACTAATCATCTCGTGTTTGGGACGAAATGCGCCTCGTCTGCATCTCCAGCGGTGTGTGGATCGGCTCCAGTGGGGATGTTTAATGTTCCGGCGGGATCAACCAGTATCACAGTGAACACTACAGCAGTGACGGCCAATAGCGTCATTCTGATAAATAATGATGCAACCTTGGGCACCGCACTTGGCGTAACCTGTAATACTGCACTCCTGAGTGCTCCTTGGCAGGTTACGGCGAGGACGGCAGCTACTAGTTTTACACTCACAATTGGAGTAGCCCCTATCACTAATCCAGAGTGCTTCAGCTATCAGGTGGTGAACTAATGCGGATTGCGCCGATTGTCGTGGCTCTCTTGTGGCTATCTGCGCTCGCGCTGGCGCAGACCCCCGTCAACGGAAACAAGTGCTCTGGCACGAGCAGCGCCACTTGCAATATCCCTGCGATCAGTGCCACGGCTGGCAACAACGTTGTGGTGATGGTTGGAACGAGCGCAGGCAGCAGCTCAACATCCTCCGTCACAGACACTAATAGCGACACGTTCAGCGTGTGCGGAGGGCCGGTCAATGGTGGAAACAACGCAAAAGTTTGGCTCTACTGTGCCACCTTCGGAACCACCAATGCCAGTGAAGTAATCACCTGCAACGCTACCTCAGGCAATCTTGGATGTGCTGCAGAGCAGTATTCCGGTGGGTTCGTCAATGTTGACAAAAGCGCGATCTCTACCGATAGCACATCAACTACAAGCTGGACTACCTCGAACACCGCAACCACCACAGCAGCCACTGAGTTGCTGGTAGGCGGCTGCTACTCCAATGGGAGTGTTTCCACCATCACCGCAGGTACCAATTATACGTCTAGGCAGGGGAACCTAAGCGGTGGCCCTCCGCTGATGATTCTGGAAGATCGCAACGTATCTTCTACCGGAGCTTACGCGGCCACGGCATCATCCAGCAACGCAAGATTTTACGGATGCGTGATCGTCACTTTAAAAGGCGCACCGCCCGTAGATGATCCAACATTCTCGCCCGTCGCTGGTAGCTATAATGCCGCTCAATCTGTGACCATCAGCACCACAACAGGTGGGGCGACGATTTGCTACACCACGGATGGGAGCACTCCGGCAGCAGCGACTCCAGGCACTTGCTCGGCTGGCTCTACCTATAGCACTCCGGTAAGCGTTAGCGTGAGCGAGACCATTAAAGCTCTCGGAACGCTTGCAGGAGACACCAATAGTTCAGTAGTGAGTGCCACTTATACTCTGGTGACGGTAGCTCCTACCTGCACTCCTGTAGGGGGCACCTCGGCCCACTATACGTTCACATCCGCGCTGGCGAGCACTTCACCCAGTCCGACCATCGTTTATTGTCAAGACACAATTAACACCTGCACCCCGACGACGAGCTATAGCGTTCCGGTGACGGTTAGCGCAACTGGCTATTTGAGATCAGCGGCGACCACTTCTGGATGGAGTCAAAGCGCGGTGACAAGTTGCCAGTATTCAATCTTTCCGCCAATCACGCAGATCAGCGGCAAGACGCGGTGGAGCGGAAAGACGCAATGGCAATGAGAGAGGGAAAGAATGAAGATTCCGATAATGAAACCTAAGTTCCCCGTCTACCAACCCGAAGAGTTGGTAGATGGAAAGATGATCGCCATTGCCCCTGCATCGGTTTTGCTTACGGATGGCGCGGGGGATCACACTGGGGAGATAACGTGCAAACTCCACGATGACCCTGATTACTCCCTCAGCAGGGAGTTAGCGAACAAGCTGGCAGAGTTTCTGAGGAATAAAGAAAGTTGAGGAATAAAGATGAAGATTAAGATTGCGATTACAATTTTATTGCTCACAATGAGCGGAGTAGCGGCAAAAAAGCATCATTCTCCCATAGATCGTATTCTTAGGGCTATCGCTCCATCTTGTTCATGCTCAATAGCGGGGGCGAATTGCTCATGCTCATGCACTTCTTTGTCAACGTGCACGATTACCTCGACTCCCATTCCCTCGCCCACCGCCACTTATACGCTAGCGGAAAGCGGTCAGGCTAATCGGAGTGGGGGGATTGGGCTGAATGGATTGACGATTGGAGGGAACGCCTACATATTCACCGCTCCTTCGGGAAATCCATCGAATCCTAACCCAGTCGGAATCAGTGGTGTGTGTTATTGGCTCGATAATCCATCGATGAGCGGAACGGCGACGCATTGTGAGACATTAGCGCCGTATGACTATGCCACTTCAGCATCAACCTCAATCGCTAATCCTTGGGACACCACTAAAGTAGGAAATGGTCAGCACACCATTACGCAGAAAGTGTCTCCCTCAGGTGAGGTTGATACCGCCACCTTCACCATCAACAATGGATCAACTCCTACTCCTCCTCCGAATACCTCTGGAATCTACTCTCCGACTAGCTTTTGGAATACCCCTATCCCTCCGAATCCATCCATCGATCCTAACTCTTCGACGATGATCCAACAGAGCATTCTGAATCAGCTCTCGAAGAATATCACCTTCTCTAATGGGGGATATGGGATGGCCCTCGCTTATGCGAAGGCGGGAGATCCGATTTACTCCGTCAAGTGTACTCAGTATTGTAATGGGCCTGTAGGGATGACGCTTAATTTCCCGATTCCTTCTGGAACTGTCCCCGCTACCGGGAGCGATCATCATTTAGTCGTGGCCTACATGGCGCAAGATGGTTCCCCTTACGCAGGGAAGGAGCTGGATATGTGGGAAGCCTCATATTCGAATGGCTCATGGTCAGCCGCAGGAGCTTATATTAATGACCTCAAAGGATGGGGTGCGGCTTGCCCAAGTGGTCAGCATTGTCTGAGCAACGTCGCGGCGGGATTCAGCGGCCTTGGTGGAGCGGTTAGGCCAGAGGAGATTGCCGCAGGTCATATCGACCACGCCTTAGCTATCGCGACTCCTTACAATAGGACGGGAGGATATTTCGCTTGCCCCGCTACTCATCACGATGAGATTGCAGGGAGCACCTCCGCGCTTCCGCAGGGAGCTAGAATTCAACTCGATCCTTCATTCAATGTGGACGCGCAGAACTGGCCGCAGTGGATCAAGATTATCGCTAAAGCCCTCCAAACTTATGGTGCGTATAATCGGGATTTCTCAGGCGTTGTGGTGGTGTATGGGGTAACGGATCAGAACGCAGGCGTGCCGAAATGGTCATCCGTTGGCGTACCTTACGATTCTAATGCTTATGGAGCATTAAATGTCATCCCTTGGAATAAGATGAGAGTCTTAATGATGAGCAATTGCAGTGGAGCAGCCATGAGAACCCATCGCCATGTGAAGGCGAAGAAAAGGGCACGTCGATGAAACCATTTGTTCTGTTTCTCATCTTCGTGCTCGCACCACCATTGCTCAACGCTGGAGTCGATCATGGCACCACAACTTACGCAGACGGTACGAACAACGCCAATGATAAGTGTCGCGAGATAGTGTGTCCTGGCTACACCACATGGATTTGCGACTGTCCTAAGTGTTCGGAGGAATGCGCGGAAACGGTGACGAATGAGCCCTTTCCTCTGATGGACTATGAAGCTGAATGTGAACTCTCTGGTGGCGATGGGCTTTATGTTGACGGCAGGTGGGTGACGTGCGGAGACGATGTGCCGCCAAAAGTTAACAGCGCGAACAAAATTTAGTGGGCCTAGACAGGTAGGTAGAACGTGGATGTATGGATTACGATTTCGGCGTTTCTAGGGGGAGTGGTTATAACCCTAATTGGAGCCTGGGCAACTCACTCCGTCAGCAAAGAAGATTTGATGACGGCCATCGCAAATCAAAACGCGGTCTACTCGACACAGTTGAAATCGTTACAAGAGTTGATTACTCGACTATGGGACAAGATTGACGAGATGGAAAAGCGAATGGCCCAACGTAGGTATAGCGATCTCAATAAAGATTCGGACTAGGTATGCGCCCTTGCGACATTTGTGGGGATAAGGCTGAACCGGGGTGACTTCATCCCTGTGTGAGCGGCACTGGGATTTGATCGGAACCCTTATCAAGATGCCTTATGAAGTCCTGCGAACGGTAATGACGCCCGACCAGATTGTAGAAAGCGGGTGCATAAGCGATGATGAGATCAGGGGAGCCATCTTTGGGAAGGTTAGGGTTGCGAAGTAGGAGTATAGCGATGCAAAGAGTTAAGTGCGCGGCTTGTGGGGATGTGTTCTGGAGTGCTGCCATATGGGCCGGACATCGTTTAAGGTGTGATGGGCCGATTACTCTCCCTAGAACCTGTATCCCGCTTGACCCTGAAATCCCATTCGATAAGCTGTTGACTGAGAAGGATTCGGCTGAGTTCCATGAACTCGGGGTGATGGTGAAGGGGGATTGAGAATGGCTGAGTTTGAGCCCGCATTCAAGTTCGTCATGAAGCATGAGGATTCCACTTTATCCGGCAAAGTTACTTGGGATAGAGGAGGAAGGCTGACTAAATGGGGCATCTCTCAACGCTATCACCCTCATGTTGATGTTGAACATTTGACACTTAAAGGGGCGAAGGAGATTTATTTCACCGAATATTGGCTTCCTTTTAAGCTCGACCAATTAACCTCCCAAGAGGTCGCGTCGAAAGCGATGGATTGTTTGGTGAATATCGGAAGGGGATTTGCCAAGGACATCCAAAAGCTCGTCAACGTTAGACAGGATGGCAATATCGGCCCTCTTACCATAGAACGCATGAATTCATGTAATCCAGATATCCTCATAGATGCAATATGCCACGCTCAGATTGAACATTACAAAAGGGCCGCTGCATTCGCAGCTTCGGAAGGTAGGACATATCCACTCGAAGGATTACTCAATCGAGCGAGAGACATACCTGCATGACCACTCTGCTCATCTTCTACCTTATCGGCGGTTTAGGGTCGTTGACTAAGAGAGCAACTCTCTCGGCAGACAATAGGTACACGCCCTGGAACAGCGTGTATAGCTACCTGATGGGTCATGCGGGGGATGCAATCATAAACTTTGTCGTATCGCTCGGGCTGTTCCTTTGGATTTGGCGAGACACCACGCCTCTGAACGACGTGCTCGCATGGGTTGGAATCCATGCTCACCTTTCCGGCCCCATAGGGCCGTTCAGCGCGGCCATTTATGGCGTTTTTTCTGAGCAGTGCGTCGATCTGATTATCTCAAAGGGGAGTAAACTATTCGCATTATCCACGATCCAAAAGTCGTGAGGGAGATTCAAAATGGTTAGCATACTCATATACACTCTTGTGGCGTGCATCGTCTTAGGTGCCCTCTACTACATCATCAACAACCTCTTACCAGAGCCGATGAGAAAAGTCGCTACCGTTGTATTGGTGGTGATAGCTGCTATATTTCTCATTTGGATCCTAATGAGCTTTGTTGGCAGCGGCGGGCAATCTCTCAACATGCCAAGGGTGAGGTAATGATAACTCGACGCGATTTCACGCTTACTGCCCTAAAGGGAGCTACTCTGACTCTCCTCGTACCCTCGATGTTGATGGAGGAAGGATGCGCGGTGAACGCTAAGGCTCTCCTTAACACAGCTATTGATTCAGCGTTAGCCATTTTGAAGGTAGCTGACTCGAATGCTCAATGGCTCCCTTCCCTCTCAAACGCTATCGCGGCCCTTCAGGCGGCAGAGGCGAAGTGGAGTAATGGATCGACTGTGGATATCGTCCTGAGCGCCATTGATACTCTTCAAGCGGTGTTGGCTGTGATCCCTCAGACATCCATCTACTCTCCGCTGATTGCCATCCTGGTAGCCGCACTCTCGGCGGTGATCTCAGCCATGAAACCTACTGCGCAAACTCAAAGGCTATCCGCTCACCTTGATTGGAATCCTTATAAGGGTCAGGCGAAGCTGAGGAAGCCCCATCTGCTCCAATCAGCCCAAGGAGCCTATAAGGCCCAATGGAATAACACAGCGAAGCGTATCGGATTGCCGAAGGCGGAGATTTAGTAAATGCCCATTAAGAGAGTGTTTAATGTCAAAAAGGATGTGGAGGACAAAAGGGATCACCTCGCCCTAAGGTCGCTGAGAAAACTACCGGCTTCCATTAACCTCTTGTCGAAGCTCGGGCCGGTGAGGGATCAAGGGCAATCAGGCTCCTGTACAGGTCAAGCGGGGGCGGGATTCATGGATTGGCTTTATCGGGAGTTCGCTCAATACTTTCCGATTAAGGACTTGAGTGATCCCTTCTTCTCTGCTCTCTTCCTTTACGCTGAAGAGAGGATGAAGGATGGCTCCTTTCCGGCTGACGATGGATCAGACTCCCGCACCATCTTCAGGGTGTTGAATCAAATCGGAATCTGTCTCGATTCAATCAATCCATTCTCAGATACTCTCATCACCTCTCCCCCTTCAGATGAGATGATCTTGAATGGGGAATCGTTCAAAATTGGGGCGTATCATCGCATTCTGATCGATCAAGGGATGTATACGATGAAGTCTGTGTTGGCGAGTGGATATTGTTGCACTATCGGAGTTCCAGTCTATCAAGCCATCGAAGGTGAAAAGGTGGCTAAGGATGGAATGCTCCCGATTCCCCATCCGAATGAATCCCCTGTGGGAGGACATGAGATGCTCGTTTATGGGTATGATGATCGATTGAAAAAGGGAGCATTTAAAGTTCGCAATTCGTGGGGTGATAAATGGGGCCTTTCGGGAAACCTTCTTATCCCTTATGATTACTTCAAGGCAGCCGGGGGGAATGATACCTGCGATGGGTGGGTAGGTCACCTCGGGGCTCCCTGGAAATGAATGTAAAGGAGATTTAGAATGGTTAAGAAATCTCCATCTCCTCCTAAGGGCCAGAAAATATGGCCCTTCCCGTCAACCAAGAACCTTGAGCGGAAGATTGACAAGGTTCTCCAGATCCAGGAGCAAATCCTGGAGATAGTGAGGAAAGAAATGGCATCTCTCGACGCTCTCTCTACGCAGGTTCAGGCGAATACGGATGTTGAGGCTTCCGCAGTCACCCTTATCCAAGGCATTGCGGCACAGTTGGCGGCTGCGGGCACTGATCCCGCGAAGTTGCAGGCCCTTCAGGATCAGTTGAAGAATTCCGCTGATTCCCTTGCTGCGGCGGTTGTTGCAAATACGCCCGCGCAGTAGATCAATTCGAAAGGAAGAAAGAAAGCCCCTCCGATGAAGAGGGGCTTCTCTATTGCCTCAATTTGAGTCTTAGCTATTTCTTCGTGGGCGGCTCGAACGAGATATGCTTGATGTCCGCAATCACCGGACGCCCGACTACCCACTCTCCAGCAGCATCATCGAATACCCTTCCCGTTAGCTTGCCATTCTCAAAGAAATTCTTCTCCCCTCTGAACGTGCGAGGAGCCTTCATTCCCTCCGGAGCCTTGCCATTGTTGAACTTCTTGGCCTCGGAGAACGCCTTCGATGCGTCCGATGCCTGACCTTCAAGCTGCGTCTTGATCCAAACCATCGGAGCCGACTGAAGCTCGCTCAAAAGGGCCTTCATGTGCTGCCCCTCAGACACACCGGGAATCGGCTTTCCAGTTAAGGCGCGATAATAAGTCGCCACCTTCGAGGTATTGTGTCGCTTCGGATCGGAGTGAGTCGTGACTGTGTTATCGGTGGCGTACTTTCCATCTTGCAATCCAGAGGGATCGACAATCTTCGCCTGGATCGAAGTGTGGAAGGTGGAGGGGATGGTGCCCCAAGGACGCTTCCTGAAGGGGACTAGCGCTCCGTTCTCATCCTTCACTCCCTGACAGGTCAAAATGGCCTGATACCAGCCATCAGGGAGAGGCGGTGCGGGTGCTGCATAATCGGCATCGGGATCGAACTCGGCAGGGAGCAAAGTCTGATCTTCTTCCAATGTGTCCATCAATTCCGGTCGGTACTCTACTTCGTTTGCCATTTCTTGTTAATCCTCTTTTCTTTAGTGATTAGACTTCTTTTACGTGAATGGTGGAAACTTTCCCCTTCAACTTATCCAAAAGGGCCTTTAGTTTATTCTTCAAAACTCGCTCATTCAATCCCTCGGAGGGGATCATTTTGAGCACTAGCTCAGCTCGGAATGTCGGATGCTTCTTCATTCCCTATGCAGCCTTCGTCTGAGTGATCGGCTGATGTTCGGCTTCCTCTTCAACCGTGGGAGGAGTGTAGGTATCCAGAAGGAGCATCAGGATGTATGTTCCCAACTCTCGACGGTCAGCTTCAGCCTCAGCTACAAGGCGGTCATAGAGCGCGAGGTCGGAGGGTTCGGTAAATCTAACGGTGACTTTCTTGATTCCTTCTTGAGAGGATTTAACTTTGGGCATTTTCTTAGACATCTCCTTTACGAGTGTACTTAGGTTAGATACAGCGTTATCTGAGATATCGAACTCAGAAGGATTGAACGACGTTTGTTTAGAGGGCAACTTTAAGCTCCTTTTCCTTCGAGATGAACTCTAAGAATTCCCCAATTCCCTTCTCTAGTGAGAGTTGCATATAGCCGTTCGGGTATTTGGCCCAAAATTCTTTCAACAGTGCTGGAGGAAGTGTAATTTTGCTCGGCCACATTAATCTATCACCAAGCTCAGAAGGGTGCTTACAATAAAATGCTTTAACTATTTTCTTGCTCCCTAATCCTTCCGCGACGAGATGGAAGCAATGATTCACCCTCGAAGGGAGCTTGCCGTTGATGGCCTTCCCGACTGTCTCCGGCCCTAACGCTGGACGCTTCACTCCCGAGTCATCATCCGCCCCTAATCCCTCAAGGGCGGTGAACATTGTGATATGGACTGGAAGGGATTGGAATGCTTGGAGCGCATCAAGGATCTCCGTGTGGGTATCGGCATAATGAGAGATTGTATTCGAGCCAATCTGCTCACCTTCTTCATTCCTCGGAGGATTTCCACTGTCTTGTCCGATCCTGATATTCTTTTGCTTCACATCGGACATGAATGAAGTTGCGAAGGAGGTCAGAGAGTCGATCACTATCGCTCCGATCTCATCAGTCGTAGCGTCAGCCCAAGGCTCCCATAGAGTGTTTGTGGTGTATTTTATCTCAATCTCTCCATTCGCCTTCTTCGATTCCTTTGCAGAAGGCTTTAAGATCACTCCATTCTTAGGCCACTCGCCCCGTCTCAACTTCCGCATGATGGCCATTGGATTGAATTCATAGCTCGTAGGGAATTCGAGAGGAATCACAATACCCGCATCCACGAGATCTGCGCAAGGTGCCCATAGAGATCCCCTATCGAGGGCGATGAGGCGAGTCTTTTTCTTATATCGCTCCCATACAAACTCTGCGATGTATCGAGCTTGAGTTGATTTGCCGCTATCACTTGCTCCATAGCATAGGAGGGAAGTTTTATTTGTGATCGCGCTCATTTAGACTCCTCATCAATCTCAAGCGATCCAATCTTCTTTGCGAGGGAGTAAAGACATTTTTTAGTAGTCAACTCGGACACTTCGGCATCGCCCCAAACATCATTATAGTTATTGGATCGCCTGACCCAAGCAGCGATCTTTCCATCCTTAACATAGTCAAGGCAAATGTAGAGGGGCATCACTTTTCCTCTCCAGATGGGCTCGAAATTTCCCAATCATCTGCAAGCATGTCCTCTGTGTCAAACATCGGCGTTCCCTCAACCTCCGTTACGATAGATGGAAACTCTTGTCCATCTCCATCGCTCATGTAGATATGGCAGGAGGAAGGCCAACTCTTCCGTTGAACCTTAAAGCCTTCGTTCATTTTCTTTGCAGCATCAATAATCGTCATGACTAATCCTCCAATTCTTTTTCTGGATGATTCTGAGTTCTAATCTGGTATAGCTCCCCCGGCTCCGGCGCAATCCCTTCCCAACAAACTGGAATAAAAGGGCAGCCCGAATAACTCCAACATGAATGGGTATGTTGGGGAAACAGCTCATCGAGATTCTCTTTAATGGCCCATTTTTCAGAGTCCGCCATCAGTGTAACTCGCTTTTCTATTTCCGTCTCTTGCGCGATCACCTGTCGCTTCCATGATTCAACCTCATCCTTTCTCCGCTCAACTGGAAGCGACTGAGGAAACACATTCGCCAGCGCATCGATGTGGCGAGGAAAGATTTGGTTATTGCTCAAGTCCTCAATCCATTGCTTCACGCCACCGGGATAATCTCTCCAGATGGGAACCTTCTGCCATCCTTTCCCTAATCGAGATTCGCCCGAATCATCCTCCTTCGGCCAGGCGAAAGTCCAACTCCACTCAACTCCTTCATCTCCCGGCTTGCCGAGTTTTTTCCATCCATACGCTAAGTGTGATCCTTGCTTGTAGAGCTTGTCATAATTATCGAGGCGACGTTGGCCCTTTACCACGAAACGATAGATGACTCCTTCAACCTTGATCCCCCGATTCTGCTCAACCCCGAACACTTCGGACATCGATTGCATATCCACCCTCGCCTGATTAATCGTCCGCTGAGTGAATGTTGAGCAAGTTTTCCAAGAGATGATGTAATAGTCGCCACTCTGCTTGTCCCTAACGAGAGCGTCGGGGCGGAACATGAGCACAAGAGATCGCATACAAGAGCGCTCTCCCGCTGAACTGCACTCAATCGCTCCACAATGAATACACTGTTTCTCTTTATTTCCCAAATCGCGCCACTCGTGAGGCTCATTTGTGAGATTCACGCGGCCTTCCTTTTCCACTTCGATAATCTCAAAGTTCTCAAGGAATGATTCACCTTCGTAAATCCACCAAGCCCTCAGCAATCCCTCGGCAAGGGCCATTTGTTCCTCTTGCCCATATTCCATCGCTCGCTGAATATCCTCCGAAGGCTCGCCGTCGAAGCCGATCTGGTGCGCGGCAAATTCATCGGCGAGGAATTGGCGGGCCTTTTCGACAGCTACCTCAATAACACTTTTTCCCCATAATTTAGAGGTTTCTTCGATTGATCTTCCTGAAATATCAGGCCCGTTAAGTAGTATTTCAGATCCGATATGGAAAGCGCTCCCAAATTGTAGGGGTAAACTCTTAGCCTTCTTTTGAATTCCTGTGCCATGGATATGGTAGGCTAGATAACGGGATCGGGGACAACTTTGGGCGGCTAAGATGCGGGAACGATCTGTGTTCATTGAGTTAATCCTCTTCTGAAATCCTTCGTTTAATTCTTTCTAAATACTATCCTTTTGGCTGAAGGGGGTCAAGAGAAATTTTCAACTATTCTTCATTTTAATTCCCCCAAACTTCGGGGTCGGCTTAAGGGCGGTCATTGGGGCCTTTCTCCATAGCTTTTGCAATTCTCTCAAGCACCTGCTTGATGCTGATAAGCATTATGATTATGGCTATGGTATCGAGCGAGATTATGATTATGAGTGCGTTCATTTCTCTTTCCCTTCTCCTGAAGGCTGCGAGGGCCAGCCAATGGCAATAACGCTGTCTACGTGACCCCCTTCGTGCCTGTCGGGACGGTCGCACCGAGCCACGCAGCCATCGTCGTCTGAGAGGGCAGCACGCGCAATACAATGCGGACACTCTTCATCGCATTCATCGTCTCTGGTTAAATCCACAATCAGTTTCAGTGCCTCCCCGCGCCGCTGCGCCAGCGCCTTGTAATCATTCTTCCCGGAACGGACTCGCTCGGTGATGGCGATTTGGTCAGAGAGGGCACGCTCGGCCTTGGAGAGTTGGTGCTGGAGTTGCCGGACGATCTCGCACATATCAGATGCTTCTGGATTAAACGATCGCGAACATACGTCATCCCAAAACGCCAGCATAGTAGCGATACGCTCTGGCATGAATGTGAATGGCTTGATCTCCTTCTCTTTCTCTGCGAGATCGCGCTCCACAGTGGCGAGCTTGGCGCGGAGATCCGTTATCACTGTTGCTGCGTCTTGATTCCCTTCGAGTAGGTGTTCCTGTTTTGCCACACTCCAACCTGCTTCCTTCGCCGCGAGCAACGCAGTTACGGCGTTAGCATTCTGTGTTTCGATGGCCTTGTACAAGTCGCGCCTCAATTGCTCATTCTCAGCGCGGAGCTGCGCCGTGACGTGGGTAGCAGGTTCGACACATAAGCGAAGAATCGCATCATAGATGCTGCGCCGTTTTATCCAGCGGTCTGTCCGAGGCCGATCATGGTAGATATATGTGCGGAGTATTTCCACTAGCTTATTCTCGACTGTCTCTCGCACAGAAAGCGGGGTGCCATGCTCAGTGCCATCTTCTTCGGGTGGCTCTACTCCGGTTCCTTTACAGACCATGCAAACGGCCTCTCTTGGATTGGTCATTTCACCTTTGCCGTTAATGGAATCGCAGGCCATCGCGGTTTTCTTGCCATTACAGAACGGACATGGCCGCACGGCGGGATTGTCAGTCTGTGCAACGGAAGTTGAGGGGTTATGGGCGCGGATCATCTCACGCGCTGCTTGTGCGAGTTGTCGCGCCTCCTCCTCGGTCGGCTTGCCTGATGGTTGGCGATTCGTGCATACAAAGCACTCATCGGATTCCTTGGTGAACACAACCGCGTGCTTGCCGCAAATGAGAATAGCGTCGTCCATCCACTCAGGGTATTCGTCCTGCTTGCCCGATGGAAGGGAGGGAGCGTTTGAGTACATGCGGCTAACCTCTAGCGTGAAATCAACCTCTTCCTGAATGTTCACCCCTAGTTGTTCGATGGCTTCTGCTACTGCTTCCCGAACTTCCTCAGGACTCACTTCACCAAGTACGGGAGTGTGCTGATTGATCTGGATAACGAAGCCGCGCTTGCAGTCATCGCCCTTCGATGGAAGGAAGGGCGGGGCAGCGGGAGTCAGGCGGTGCTTCTCGCATTTGTCATAGAAGAACCCTGGGGTGGTAGCGTCAGAATACGCATGACGCGCACAGTCATCACAATCTTTACAGTTGCTCACGGCTCTCTCCTTGTTTCCCCACCCGCCACTACAGCCATTCCGCGACCAACTCCCGGATGATGGCCGTAGCGCATCCCTCTACAGGCTTCATGTCGTCAGTGTGCGGTTTTAGCTGGCCTGAGCCTATTTGGGCGTATAGCGCAGCCAGTCGGTGTAGCTTTTCGATCATGTGTTCGCAATGATCTCTGCGCTTCTTCGGATCAAGTCCGCACAATTCGCACATACCATAATCTCCTTTTCCCACCAGCTACTTCCTAGCAGGAGGTCACAGTCCTCGACTTCTTCCCCACTTCTCAGGCGGACACCCGGTACGCATGAGCGCATCTCTAACGTCGTACTTGATAGAGAGACCTTCAGGTGTGGCCGCTCTGTAATCCAGCGCACGCAGCAATCCGCCGTGCGCCTCTGCGAGCAGACCTTTCAGTCGCTCGATTTCTACATCCGCATCAATCGCGGCATCGGGGTGATGCCCGTACTTTCCGAGTTTCATTTCTTGATTCATTGCTCGTTCTCCAGTTCCGCCAGCGCATCCTGTATCTCTTCGCGCACAGCAGCATTCTCGATGTCCCAGGTTTTTTCAATCGCTGCCTTCACCAACTCCTGCACGCGCTCCTCACGCTTCATATCGGCCTCGACTAACTCAAGAGGTTTGACGCGGCCTTGTGCCGCTTCTTGCAAGGGCTTAATCAATTCGTGCAAAGTGTCATTCTCATCCTTGAGGCGGGCGACGAGCTGGAGGAGTCCAGTGATATCCCTCCACGCTTCGCCTTCGCCGCCGCGATAGTAGGGATAGAAATACTGCCCACCGCGCCCATTGTCACGATCAGCCGGAACGCGCTCCGTCACCTCGGCAAGCCACTTTTCCTCTGAGGGGGTAATAGGCATTAGCCGCGTCCTTTCGTTAAACGGTCGATGATGGCGAGCAACCTGTTTATGTACGCAGCCGACGTATGCCAACTCGCAGATTCAATCTCTGATGTTAAGAACTTTGGCACCTTATTCCGAAACAACTTTTCGGCCTCCGTCAGTTCAACCGGCTGCGGCGCGGGGTTTCGTTCAGCTTCCATCTGAAACAGCGGCGTTACCCACTCGGGACACTTGCCCCGTGCGAAGATCACCGCGCCGATCACATCCTGCCCGTTGCGACATTCTTCCATCGAAGCGCCAGTAGTCAGCACGTCATCTACAATGAGGATCTTCGCGCCATTCGTGTTTCCGTAGGGCCGCAGTTTCTCAGCAATCCGTTCTCCTCCGGTCGGCACGCCCACAACGGCAGAGAATGGCGGTAGACGCTTTCTTAATTCGTGAGCGACGACATTGAGATCGGCATCTGTTAGCGCGTCACAGTCGATCTTGAACTCGGACGTATCCCCACTGTGAAGTGTGTACAGACCACACCGGAACAATGGTTCCCGGTTCATCGCCTCCACGATCCGCGCTGCGTACTCCGCTTCGATAACCGTGTGCCACTGTCCAAAGCACTTGTGAGGCGTGATTCGTTTATCGTTGACCGCTAATCCAATGCGGTGACAACTTAGACACTCGATTGCGGATATTCTCAACTTCTCCGGCTTCGGCTCAGGCATCAGATGATTAATCCTTTCTATGGTTAGTGCTTGAAATAATCTATTGACATCTTCTCATTCCCTCTAAGGGATGTCAACTTTTATTTAATGTAAATCTAAATTTGATGATCCAACTTGAGATTCCACCTCAACGCTCAATCCCTCCGGCCCCGTTACTCCTGGATAAATCATCATCGGACATGGAGCTTGAGCAATAGGGACGATTTGCTGAATGCACTCCTGAACCAGCTCATTCGGACAGTCGAACTTCAATGAATCATGTGTAGAGTTGATGAGACGATATTTGGAAAGCAATCCCTTTTTCTCCATCTCAAGCATCCCGAAGCGGATCATCCCAAAAGCGTTCGAAGCAGGAAGGAACGCAATCGCAGCCTCAGCTTGCTCCCCTCCGGCCCATTTCTGCTGCTTTCGATCCCAATGACGAACGTCGAAGAAATGACGGATTGCCCCAAATCGGGACACTAGCCTCTTATCTTCCGCAGCCTTTTCCTTAATCGATTCTTGCCACTTGTAGAGGCCCGGAAAAAGTTCATGCACAATTAGATTCCATAACACCTCCACTTCATGCTGGCTATCGAAATCTTCTTTGTAGAGTTGATAAATCTTCTTATGCCTAGCCCCAAACCCGACCGCGAGGCCGCAACTCTTCGCCTTTCCATTCCTGATGTCGAGAAAGGTCATCCCATTCTGCCAAATTCGATCATCTTTCTTTTGAGCCTTAAAGAATTGCTTCAACTCATTATCAGGCAGTTTGAGCAATCCATGCCGATCTGGATGCTTGATGAAATGGCATGTTGTGAATGAATGAAGATCAATCTTCGCTAGCCTAAGGTAATCGGGTAATCCCGCCTCACACGCTGTAGTTTGGGCGTGGAAACTCTTATAGTCGAAATTAACTAATGTACATCCTTCGGAAGAAGTCATCATCCGATTGAACGCCTCGACGAGTGATTTCTGGAATGGACTCTTTCCCCTCGCAGGAGAGTTCTGGACATTTGGAGATTTCGACGTGAGTTGCCACGTTGCCGTTCCATAGCCATAAGTCGAATGTAACTTCCCATCCTTATGCGGTTGGTAGCCATCGACATAAGTTCCGAGCATTTTAGTGAGCTGCCGTTTTTGGATCAAGAGAGGATAAATTGGATGATGAGTCTTAGCGAATAATCTCTCTAACTCTCTCACCTCTGTTGTATCGGAAGCATCCCCATTAGCATCCGTTCTCTTCGCGTGTTTCGGGACAGGGTGGCCGAGATATTTGATGTATCGAATCACCTGAGGGCGGGAGTTGGGATTGAATGCAAGCGGGCTCGCCCATCTCAGCTCTACAGTGCCCGCAGGCACAATCCCGGTGCCGGAGCAAACGCGGCACGATTCTCTTGACTTCTTGCGGCACTGACATTTCTCCTGATCTCCTTCAATGATGACTTCTCTTTGGACTAATCCAGCGAGTTCAGCCAATACGGTATATGAAACCTGCATCAACTCAGCATCATCTGATGACGCTCGAAAGACGCATAAATGATCCGTCCTCCCTTTCCATCCACAATCTTCGCAGCTTAGGATCGGGGGAAGTTTGTAACCATTCTTAGGCTTCCTCTGAAGCACTTCGGGGGGAACCATTTTCCTAATCTCATCATCGACCCTGAGAGATTCACGCTCGATTAACTCCCTCAACTCTTCCCTCTTTACGGCATCAATCGGAATCCCCCTAGTGCTCATGTCGCGGAGGATAGGCCAGAGATCGCGAAAGTAGGTTTGATAGCTGATGAGCATTGTGGATGTCATTATTCTTCCTCGATAGAATAATTTGTCCATAAGCACTCAATAACTGGCGTTCGCATTCCAGTGTTGGAACTCTTGATTTCTGAATTACGTTCATACTTATGGCAGGTCTTAAATTTTAGTTTGGATCTGTAAAGCTCATTATCATATCCGCTCAATGCCCACTTGAACGATGCGGCATTCAAACAATCAATTAAAGTGGAATGGTCTATGTTTGGGTAACAAGCATCAGTGGCGTAATAAGGGGGATCAAGATAAACAAACGCCTCATTTTGTGCATATTGGATGGTTGTTTCCCAATCTCCCGTAATAATTAGAGCATTCTTTAAAAGAGTTCTAGCTTGCTCGCAAACTTTCTTATACAGCGCTCCGTTATACCCAACATGAGTACCTGAGCTGCCGGAGAATCCATATCTATATCCCTTTCCTGCGAAAGTAATTCTCGGCTCAATCAGAGTTGCTATTGGCGACGAGCTATTGCGCCAAAACGAAAAATCAGCCTTTTCTACTGTTTCGGGCAGCTCATTTAGGTTAGCAGTTTGTAGAGCGGTTAAAAAGCTCCCGTCTATATCCGCTAAGATCCAATTAAAGCAAAATAAACTATCGCAGGCAGCATAGTATACATTCCCTTTGCCGCAAAAAGGCTCTAAATACATATCCGCTTGTGCGGGAAAATGAGAAATCAGCCATTTCCTTAGTCTAGCTTTCCCGCCCATGTGCCGAAATGAAGGAATCATATTTGCTCTCCCGCCAGCAATCGAGTCATATACTCATACACGCACAACGTCGCATCCACATCACTTACTCCATACCACGCGAGATCGGACTCGGAGTAATGTTTCCAAGGATGACTCCATCCACACATCTGCGCTGCCGCTTGGAGGTTACTTGGGAGGTCGCTATAATACATTCGGAACATCACCATTGCATCTTCAGTCAATCCGACATCTATTCCGTTCGCACTAAGCACAGGGTCATCGAAGTTCCAGTTATTAAAGCCGACTTTGATTTGTGCAGATGAAAGGATTCTCCGTATAGCTCCGATATACTCGTCTCTATATGGGAGAGCAATTCCTTCTCCTCGTTTCTGTGTGCATTGGAACAGCTTGATATCACGATCAGTAAAACTGGTTCGTTCATCTTCATCGCTCCTTGTGCTTAGGGGTGTTTCTATATCGAAAGCTAAAGGGAGGGAAGGATCGACATTCTCGGCATATTCCCAAGCCTCCTCAATAGTCGGGCTCGTTTGATACCTAAGCCCTAGAGAGGAAATATCCAGAGCATAATGAATCCCCTCTCTAAGCCTTCCCGTAGCCAGGAGAAAAGCTCTCCGTAAGTCTCGATGAAGGAGAGGCGTAAGGTGTGCAGCTCCTCTTCGGATGAAAGCGGGATGATACGTACTAATGACTGGAATTCCACTAGCCGCTCCCGATCCACTCTGGACATATCCCCTACTGTAGTCAAGTGTTCCATATTTCCCCCTTGGTGCATCCACTAAGGCGCGATACGCAGTTCCTCCTAAGGCAAGGATAGCTCGCGGCTTTAGCTCATCAATAGTCTTGTAGAGATAGTTAAGGGTGCAATGAGAGATTGCGTTCTCTTGATAACTCGCCCCCTCTAAGTAATCCTTCGGCGGTCGGCAGCGGATGATGTTCGTAATAGCCACTTCGGAACGCGAGATATTAACTTCGCGCATTCCGTCCGCGAGGAGAGAACCAGACTGAGCATAGGGGCGAAATGGTAGACTTTCTCTTGCTTCGGATTCTCCGCTTGCTTCTCCGATGATGAGCAATTTTGTTTGTTCATATCGTAAGCCAATCTCCACCTCCGTAAATCCGCTTCCTAAGTGGGCGAGAGCACAACCTGAATCGGCGCAGAGGGAAGGTTTGGTGCTCATTTACTCTCCATATCCCGCCCGGAAATTAATATCCCTCGCCGCAGCCGCATACTCCGTCGATCCCGCCTCGAATCCATACCTTCGTCGGAAGTGAGCGCGATCTACGTCGGCGCGATAGGTCATTTTCTCCCCTTCGCCTGAGGGCGCTAATCTCCATGATGCGCTGCGGTAATGCCAAACAGGAATGTCTAGTTGAACTCCCCTTATGCCGCAAGCAGATATCCTCAGCGCAATATCACAATCACTTCCATAGTGTTCGAACGACTCGTCGAAGAAGCATCCAGAATGCTCCACAATCGCCCGATAAGCCCACCTTCGGATAAGAATGACGCAGAATGGAGTGTTCTCGGAGATCGCCTTCACCTCTCCCGCTAAAGGCTGGAATGGCTCATCCTGCTCGATTGGGGTGGCGCTCACGAATCCTCTCGGCCACTTCAGCATCTCTCGGTAAGCGTTGGGAGGCAAAATAACATCATTCGGCACCAGCAGGACATGATCTGAGGTGCGAAAGACATCCTTTAACTGGTCATTCATCAACTTCAGAATGTGCTGATTTTTTTCATAAGTTCTTACTGTAAAATCTTCGCCATCTTCCTGTAAATTACTTAACCATTCCCTTGTGGAGTCTGTTGAGCCATTATTGATAATCGTTAGCTCCATTCCCTCCAAATCCTGATTAAGCACACTTTGGAGGGCGAGCTTGGATAGTTCGAGCTGGCTTGGCGTTCTGTTGTACATGGTGAGCAAAACTGGATGCCTCATTTCACATGCCTCCAGTTTTTTCCATTGATGATGTAATAAATAGCCATCCAAGAAACTCCATATTTGTCGGCAACCTTTTTAAATCCGTTTTCGCATGGCTTGTATTCTTTCCTTATTATTCGCACCAAGTCTGGAGTTAACTTAGCTCCGTGAATTCTCTCCCCTTTCGCTCCTCTTCCTTTGCGCTCTCTATCTTTGGTATTTTCGGAGTTAGTACCCGCTTTTATGTGTTTTGGATTTACACATCTTGGCACGTCGCAAGTAGGCAAAGCGCATGGAATAGGCCAGCGACCTTTTGCGAGTTTATATGCCAACCGATGCGTAGCCACGATAGGGCCGGATGGAATTCTAACTCGCCCATATCCATTTTTACGCAGAGTAAAGGGCCAAAGTAAACACTTATCGGATTTATGGCTCTTTATTGCATCAACGAGCCATTTATATCGTTTTCCGAAGTATGGGTCGTTTGCGCTCATTATGATTCTCCAATCATAATCACTCTATTTTTCAACTTCATCTTCTGAATATCCCTAAGAATGTTCTCTCGATTGACGATTGATCCAATCAATATCGGAAGGCCATCCGACAATCCCTCGGGGGACTCGACAATCAATCCCCCGACCCTATCTCCATGTTTTCCCTTATCCGAATCGATTATCTGGATAATCTTTATTTGTTGGAGAATCTTCGTCCTCAATAGAGTCTGCGCAAATTCCCCAAAGCCCCACAACACGATCTCCTTTACCTCTTCTAGATCCTCCCTTAGCGATCTCTCTAGCTTTATCAACTCCTCCTCTGAGTCCTCAAGATATCTACTCACTGAGGCGGAAAGGCAATCCCCCGTCCGACTGGCGATCACATAGATCGAGGGAATGGGAGTTTGGAATCTAACAAAATCTCTTCTCCCACAACTCTCGACCGAGAATCCCATTTCATCAATAACCTTCATTAAATGTCCAAGATCAAAGTGATTGATATGCTCTCGATTAGTCTCCATGAAAGGGACATTGGCCGAGTATCGGAGAGCATTCGGAGTCTCCACATACAGAATCCCTTCCGGCGCGAGCGCCTCATGAATGCTCTCAAGCGCTCCTTTCACATCCTCCACATGCTCTAGGACATGGGAGAGGATTATGCAATCCCATTTATTCTTCATCGAATTTAGGTCGGTAAAGTCCGCTTGATGAGCAATCAATCTCTTCACTCGACACGCTTCCACACATCCCCTAGAGGGATCGATTCCTTCTGCATTAACGAAGCCCGCCCTTCGGAGCGCTTGCAGCAACCCCCCTCGGGCGCAGCCGATATCGAGAATCCTTGCGCGCTCATCCAGAACGTGGGCGCTGAGGATGGTCACCAGCTCATCTAGCCGCTTAAGCTCCTGGGCATTCTCCCCCGATCCACTCGCGCCGGGGGAAGCATACTTGGACTGGTTCCCATAATCTGCGGAAGGAGTCTCGCTTGCATAAACCATTCCACATTGATTACAGGAAGAGAGAATCTGTCTCTCTCCGGTGGAGTAGTCGAATTGATGGAGAGTATCTCTCCAGCCGGATTCACAGATGGGGCAATATCGGCGCATGATTACTTAGACTCCTTCTCAAGCAATCCAAACTCCTCAACGCATTCGTGGCAGAAATGCTCCCGATACTCTCTTACCTCATTGCCGCGATCCGTGGGGCAGATATCTCGATTCTCCTTCTCGTATGGCGCGGGAGAAGCGCCACAGTTGTCGCACTTATGTTCAATGGGAGTCATTTTAGCAATCCTCGTCCCTTTCATATTCTCTTGGATCATCCTCCTCAACCTCCCCCTCACACTCATCCACATTGAATGCTACTTGAAGATTTCCATTAACGATCTCCATTTTCTTGACGATCCATTTCTTTACCCTTATCCGATGGGAGGTGTCTAAGCATCCATCCAATCCCTCCTGATCGTCGATCATTTGGAGAATTTCTGCTGGAGCTAACTCAATCACTAACTCCCCTTCGCAACCATCAATATATTTGTAGGAAGGAAGCGGCCCACCGCCAGCACCAGAGGGATAGTCACCCGGATCGTCCCAAGTCTCGATGATTGGTTCAAGAGTGTCTTTGATAATCTTCATTTCTAACGCTCCTTTAAGGCATCCTCTTCGGCGGGAGTCATTTGAGACCCACCCTCGGTCGGCTTGCGTGGAGAGCAAAATATAGCGTCAATGTCTCCTGTAGACTGATTGAATGCTATTCCGTAGTCGGGGCCAAGATTAGGCACCGATTGAATTTGTTTGCTCTGGCTGGCGGATTCGTCATCAAACGGCCCATCCTGGGGAGGATTCAACCTATCCTTCGTCCGCTGGAGCAGCTCATCCCACCCGCTATCGGAGCTGATGAGGAATCTTGCGTCGAATCCTTCCTTTTGAAAAAACCAGAGGTAATATTCATTCTTCGCCTTAGCCCCAATCCTCCGCTCGCGCTCGACGGCGACAAAGGGGCGATCTTCGGGAGGGAATAGCTGGAGAGCGAGGTGGAGGCATTCTTCTTGGGTCATTTGAGATAATCCTTTCAATCAGTCAATTAATCCTGATTCACTCTAATCGCCCCTGCGAAGGGTGTCAAGGGGAAAATTCAATTTATCTCCATTTTATTTCACTTGTCATCTTAGGGGGGATTGGAATATAATCTTTACCATGAATAACGACAAACTCTTTAAGGCTATCGGAAGGCTACTTGCAGCAGCTCCCATAGGAATATTAGTCCATTTTCATCTCTACGGATGGGCAGCGGCTATGACAATTTACTTGATACTAGTGGGATTTGAAAATGGTTAATATCTCTTCTGTGGAAACTCCCTCGATCTCCCCTGAACTCGCCAAGGTTCGAGATAGGCTCTATTATGAAGGATTTTCTAAAGTCTATCGTGACGAAGGTCGACCGACTGTGTTGATGGTAGATGGGGCGAGAGTGAGCATTAAATTCGCATCCTCTTCATCGAAGGGGCAATGGATCGCCAATCTTCATGTGCATGGGAAGTTGACCGAAAAGGGGATTGATGCCTATTTATTCGTCCTAAGGGATGTGCCGGGGAATTCAGCTCATCCCCTTTACGTGCTGATGAGCGCTCCTTTGAGAAGGAGTGGGATCAATTTCTCCGTCAATTCCCTTTTGACGACATATTCTCGTCATGTCAGTGCGTTCGGGGATCTGAAAGAAATTGTCAAGAGGAAGAAGAGGAAAGGTTAAGCATCTCTAAGGCGCTCAATCATCATCTTCGTGATCTCTTCTTAGGTCAATAATCTAATCCAACCTAAGCTGAATCCCGTAGAAATGGCCCTGAAATTATCCCCTTTACTCAATCGGGAAAGGAGTATAATCCTCGTCAGCCGTTTAGACTCCTTGCGTGAAAAGCCCCCTCCATCGCCAATGGAAGGGGCCTGAACTGCCGGAGCCTACCAATTCCTGCTCGGAAGGAACTGATGGACACCGAAATCTTAGCACAGCCTGCTCAATCCCCCAAACCAACCTTAATCCCCTCGATAGTCCCTCCAAATGGCTCCACGCCAAAATCTTTAGAACTTTCCGCAACTCTTAGCTCTGCCCTCTATCAGCTTAATAAGGAAATCGTCTATGTAAGGGCAACGAGTGAGATTGCAGAACTTTACCCACCAGCGGGAGAGACTCGGCTTAAGTTTATGTCTCCTCATGATTTCAAGTGTGCAGATTATTGTGATCGATTCATCGATGTAAATGATGGAAATGGAAAGAAGAAAAGGATTTATCTAGCCTCAGAGTGGATGAAATGGCCTCAACGTCATAAGGTCAATCGAACAGTCTACGAGCCTGGTCAGCCGCGCATAACGAAGGATGGAAACCTTAACACTTGGTTTAGGTCGCTCAATATCCCCGCTGAAGGAGATGTCTCGCCGTGGCTGGAATATCTCGATCATCTCTTTGCCTCAGATGCAACGCATCGAGATTGGTTCATTCGATGGATCGCCTACCCTATTCAAAATCCCGGCACAAAGCTCCATACAGCGTGTGTGTTTTGGTCATCGCAGACCGGAACAGGTAAATCCACCCTCGCCTACATCCTCAAAGAAATCTATGGCCAACACAATTGCTCCCTGCTAAGGGAAGCCGATTTTACGGCTTCTTATAATGGATGGGCCGTGGGGAAGGTGTTTGTTGAGGTGGATGAAATGCCCGGAGGATCGCGGGCTAGGCAGAGGGCGGAAATTCTCAAATCCTACACTACTCGCCATACAATTCCGGTTGATCTGAAGTATCAAAATAGATATGAGATACGCGATACCATTAACTACTACTACACCTCGAATCATCTCGAATCTCTCTACCTCGATCCGAATGATCGCAGATTCTTCATTCATAACGTAGGCTCAAATAAGCTCCCTGAGGAGTTCTTTCGCCGCAAATTAGATCCTTGGCTCAAGGCAGGAGGATTCTCGGCCATTCACCATTGGCTTTTAAAGGTTGACCTCCTAAAGCCCATTGTAGGAGGAGATCCTTATTCCTCCGAGCCCGCTCCATTTTCCCCCGGCGCGGCAGCTCCGCTTTCCAAGTCTCGCCAGGATGTCATAGAAGCTGGATACGACGATGTAGAGGCTTGGATTAAGGAGCTTCTGGAATGCCCTGAGTCTATTCTCGGCCCTGACGATCATCGCACCTTATTTACTTCAAAAGAACTCTACGCCATCTTCTGCGCTCAGTATCCTTCTGTTCGTATTGGCCCAACAGTGATGACTAGAAGGCTGAATGAAATGGGAACGCAAGTGAATGGGGGAGTTCAGATCCGGCTAGGCGACTGTCTCAAATTACGTCTTCACTCTATCGTGAAAGTTGAGACAAATGAGGACGTGGAGTGTCTCAAGAGTCGTTGGTCTCAAGAACGAAAACAAAGTTGAGACAGAAGTTGAGACAGCCTAAATCCAGTATTTTCTTATACTTCTATATATCTGTCTCAAGTCTCAAGAAGAAGAAGAAGAAATATATAAATAAAGGAAAGAGGGTAAATCGTGTAAGAAATGCACTGATTTATCTCAGGTAGAAGTTTCCTGTTTTAAAGTTGAGACTTGAGACAGAAGTTGAGACAGAAGTTAAATTGTTGAAAACAAAAGGAGAGTTAAATTGCCGAAGATTTCTCTTGTACCGATGCAGGGAAGAGTTGTTCAATTCGCAATGATCCAAGACATTGAACAGCCCGACGATCTTCCCGATATCCTTGTTCTGCTTTACGAGGATGGCTCGATGTTCGCGGGGAAGTGTTCTGATGGCTTTAGTGTGGGCTGCACTACTGAAATGAATAGGTTGCATCTTATGGAAAGGATTGTGGAGGACTAGCAATATCTCCTCAAACTCGCGCATTCAGGCCCGAAGCCGCTTTCGATTGACTCGGGAACGGTCAACTTCCTTCCGCATCTTGCGCACTTCCCCTCGTGCCCTACTTCGAGCGATACGGGCAATTGCCCCTCATGGAGTCCATCTAGCAATTGAATGAATAACTTAGACGGAAGAGAGTCAATCGATAGCTTACTGCTCCGAGTCGATCTGAACCATCCATCGACCATCATTCCGATGTAGGTGAAGTCGGATTCATTGTCCGGCCCTTTCAGGAGGGCGATGAAGAATTTCTCATCTTCGCCCTTAACTTGTTTAATTTTATAGGTATAGCGAATATCTTCCTCAATGTCTCGAATGGTTACGGTAGCATTGCCACCTTCGATATACGCTCGAATTGCATCTGGGGAGAGAAGTTTTCCGCTCATATTCTTTAGTCCTTTAGGGGGAAAATCGGACACTCTCCCTTCTTGAAGAGTGTCCATTATTCAAGAGGTTTAGGGCTGAGAGATTCTAGGTGATCTCTTTAGAAGGTCAATTCTCACACGGAATGTAGGCCGTATGTCGCTCCCCATGAGCAGCTAAATGGGAATACCAGCAGAAATTCCCCTCATACCCCGGCACGATATGGTCGAAGGTCATCAAATCGCCATCGATGGGGCAGGTGATTATTGTGGGGAAGGCCCATCCCACTCCTACCATAACGATCAGCAGGAGGATGGGGAGGACGATTAGCAGCTTGAAATTCTTAGTCATATCCTTAATCCTCTCTTTTTAGCTGTATTGTAATTCCTTTAGCCATCTTTGAATTATCAAGGGGAGCGCCTCAAATTGAGTCGTAAACGCCTCGTCCGTCGATTCTTGCCAGTCAAATATCCCTGATATAGCTCCGGCTAACTTGAACGCCTTGCGCTGCTTGATGTAGCGCACCACCGCCATTCCAGTTGGAATATGGGTGATGGTGTAGTAAGGGCTGGTATCTGCTGAGGGAGTCACTGCTAAATAAGGGCAAACGGTAGAGAATCCCGCTACTTCTTTCTTTCCCCCGCTAATTAAAATAGAGACTTTAATTTTCGGATGCTTTGCCATATCCTTAATCCTCTCTTAATCTCGGAACAGTAAATGGATGACAATTATTGTCAACTCCCTAAAGAGTGCGATGGCTAGGCGGTAAAGGATCATTCTCCCTTAACCTCCTGCTCTCGCCACTCTTCGACCAACTCCAGCACATCCATTCCAACTAACAGAAGTCCCGCGATGGCTTGGCCGACGATTACTCCTACGATTATCCAGGCGATGATGATATTGTTCATTCTCTTTAATCCTCTCCTTAATCCTTTTCTAATTACTAAGTCTCTCGATCCATTCCCTCTTCGCGTGGGGAGTGGAGTGGATCAGTCCACGGTCAGCCAGATCATCTGCAATGCCCATTAGAGCGCCTTGGAGCGCATCTAAGGCGGCTTCTGCGATCTTCTTATCTTCTTCCGCTTCGTCGGCCTTAGCGCGAGCTTCTATGGCCTCTGCCTTGGCCTCTTGTAGCTCCTTTAACCTCTCATCCTCACTCATCGTCTGCTTGGCCTCATAGAGTAGGTTATTGAGCCGGACAACCGTAGCCTCTAATTCCTGCACTCTCTGTTGAAGCATTGCTTTAGTCATTTCCCTTTTCCCCTTCCCTTCTGGATTGCCACACCTTGCGAACATGTAGCCCCATTTCAGCCCTTTCCGCGACCTCGGTGGGGCTAGGGGTCATCCACTCTTCCGGGAGGGCCTGAAATGGCTTATGGTGCTTTAGAATCTTCCTCGCCTGCGCCTCGCACCATAGGCAGATGTGAGGGAATCCCGGATAGCCGGTCATAACTCCCTTTGGCGATGGCTGCTTACATCTGTCGCAGCTATATTTTCCGGGTTCATTAGGGGGATTAGTTCTCATTCGCTTATATCCCTCGTGGGATTAGTCATTATGCTTAATCCTTTCCATTCTAAGTTAAGGGCTACTCTCTACTCCTAATCCCCATCGTCCGCTCCATATAATCCTCTGGCGAAGCGAACCTATTCGCATCATCTCGGCAATCGCCCCAGAAGTCCTTCGGGTGATAGCAGGAGCAGCAATCGCACTCGACCACCATATCCTCCGCTTTGCGGAGAGCTTCCCAGTATTCGGCATCGGCTGTCATTGATTTAATCCTCTTGGGAAATCCTTTCCATCCTCTCCCATGAATATGGAATCTCAACTCCACACTCCAAGCAGGCGATATAACAAGGCTTCTGCTTGCCATCCTTATCTTTGAGGGTTATGGGAAGGGTAGTTTTTCGGTGAGCGCATCCAATCAATTCCCGAATAATGGTTGAGATTGTCATTGCTAGCGACCCTCAGCTTTGGCGATAGCAGAATTAACCTGCTCCTCAATTTCTTTGGGCCAGCATATCCGACGCTCCTTAACTGCTCGTAGGGCATTCAGCAAATCCGGCGCGGCAGCAACCAGAGGTGCATTAGATGGGTGAGTGAGAGCGACCACTTCGGCAAATCCATCCTCGTCGCAGATTCCTACCGCTGTCCATTCGCGGTCTGTTCCTTCACCTTCTTGTAGCTGCTGAACTTGCGCCTCAATCGACGTGTCATGTCCCATGTCGCCAACAATCCACGGCCCCGGAGTGTGCTTTGTCGTTTCAGTTTTCATTTCCTTTAATCCTTTCAAGTTAGATCGATTATTTATTGAGTAAGAAAATCCACTCGCCAATAACCACTACCGATGCGATGATTGCGAGCAATCCAGCGGCGGACACTAACCCTGCAACGATCCAGAATGCCAGCTCTCTCCAATCCTTCTTGAGCGCTTGAGATGGAATGGAGGAAGATTGATTCCATGCACACTCAGAGCAAAGAGAATAGGCAATCTCTTCCCCATGCCCGCTCAAATAGGTATTGCAGCGAGCGCAGATATATATCAATGGCAGCTTGTAGAGCATTTCTAACTCCTCCGCTTGGGCGGGATGGATCAATCGATCATTCGGCATGGATCATTCTCCTTTATGCAGTCGGAATGCAAAGCCCCTAAAAGAAATGCGCGTTATCCGCTTCCGAGTCGCGCCCCTCGGCTCCCGTGGGGAGGAGCTAGTCCTCGGATTTTACCGAGGGCGAGATGCAGCAGGAGATCCAAACTCCGCCGATCTCACGCGCTATACCGTTGCAGCCGTCAAGCTGGCCCGACTCCCAAACCATCGTGCCGTCCTCCAATTCACGATCATGCGCAGCCCATCCATGAGGACATTGCGAGGTAATCTGCACCTGCACATCATCATCGGCCGCCAATTCGCGGGTTGCGTCGGATTCGAAGTCCTCCAGAGCCTCGATTAACTCCTCTTTGGACTGCTGGAAGTAGGAATTGAATCCGCAATATGCAATGGCATAAGCGTAAGCGGTTGCAGCCTGCTGGTATTCGCTGGCTTTGTACGTCTGCCCGCCGTCACAAATGTCCTCCGCCTCAGAACCAAAGTTAGACTCGTAGCGGCTGATTACTTCATCCTGCTGCGAGTAGTACGGACAATAGGAGTCGCCATCAAAGTCAGGTTCGAATCCTTCAATTTCGCTCACCGCATCGGAAACATCCATAAAGCCTTTGATTTCATCGGAAACCATCTCCGATAGCCTATCTTCTGCGTAGCCTTTCAAATCTTGTAGCTCCATATCGTTACCCTCCCACGGGCTTTAGTTCAAAGTTGATATTGATAATCTACTTTAGTAAAGAAAGAATGTCAATAGGGAATTTCAATCCTTTTTGATTATTATCTTTCCTAATTTAAGCTATCTGCATCGATGCGTCTGTAATCTTATTCCGCCGAATGGTCAGACGTTCCAGGGCGCATTTTAATTCCAGAACGTGCTGTGAGGGATTATCCCGATACATTTCCATGGCATCATCCAGAGTCCAGATATTCGGGAGCGATTCCTTGATGACGACATATCCGCCCGATGCTGATGATGCGCGCCATAACTGCACGCGATTCCATCCGTCGCTATCTTTGTAGGTCTCGGTAGCATCTGGCGCATGGCCCATTTGAGTATCGTACAAATAGAGGTCAAGCAGATCTGAGTGCTTGCGGAGTCTAGGGTAATCCTCAACCATATATTTCTTAGTGAACATGGGTTATTTCTCCCTAATGGCATAGAATGCCTTATAGATAGACATAACGAAGCATGATCCAAACGCAATAACAATCATTGCGCTGACTGTTGAGCCGATTTGAGTGATTGAGTAAAGCATCTGGGATGGATCGATTGAATTAGTCATCTTACTCACCTCCATAGCCGGAAATCGAACCATCTTCATGCTTAAAGTAACGATAGACTTTCTTATCCTGATTGGTGCGAATCGAGACTTGGTGCACTCCGGGAGCGGCGAGGAATTCCATCGCTGCTTTCCGGGTCGCAATCAATCCGGGGTAGAGGAATGATCCAGCTCCGGACAATCTAGCTTCTGAATAGCTCTGGATGGGATTCCATCCATCGAAT